AATACCCGTGACTGGACTTTCACCAGTAAGATTAGTGCCATGCTCGGCACACTAGGAAAAGAGCCAAGGGTCTGCGCATTGCCCTTGGCTCTTTTTTACTTTTTGTCTGAAATCATATCTACTAAATTTTCTAAGGCTGTCCAATCGCTTTCGCTTAATTTGCACAGTGCAGAAACAAGTCGATACTTAAAGTTTTCATCACCTAATCTTTGGATTTCTCCAAGCATTGCTGAAATCTGTTCGTCTTTTGATAATTCAACAAACATTTCTCCGTTTCCGGTGCGAAGCCAATCTTCATTGACATTAAACTCTTGACAAATCAATTTAACAGTTTGTTCTGATGGAGAATTTTCTCCGCTTTCCATTTTGCATACAGCAGATCGTGAGACTAAAATTTTTTCTGCAAATTCGGTTTGACTTAATTTTGTTGATAACCGAACTTGCTTTATTCTCTCATTCATCCTTTACCCTCCTTTCACAATTATATTAACATTAAATGTTCATTAAGTCAACAAAAACTATTGACAATGTATATTTAATGTGCTATTGTATGTACATCGAATGAACAGGAAAGAGGTGAGAACATGAAAGAGATTAAATCAGCAAATGACATAATTGTTGTTCCGGTTTCCTATTTTAATGGGATGGAAAAGGAATTGCAGAAGATTTTAAACAAGGTGGATATTCACGATATGGATGTCATGGAACAGGTTCTTCATATGCGGAAATGGCTGAAAACCAAAACCGTATATGAAGAAACAAAGAGATTATATCCTAATCTCCGTTTGGAAAATATTCATTTGCTTTTACCACAAGAAGAAGAGAGTTCTTGTGAGTGTACTGATAAAACAGGCAGTGAATAGATTCTGCGGTCGTGTCGCAGATTGGAATTCCAAACTTATCCGGAACTTTTAGTTCCCAACAAAAATTATTGATATTTGCGAACGTTATATCGTTTTCAGTTAATATCTCTGCCATCTTTTCTCGGTCGCAGGATATTGTAGAAAAATCGCAAAACAAAAAGTATTTCAAATTGTATCACCTCCCTTATTTGATGATAAGGGAATTATATCACAGAAAGGAAGTGAAAGTATGGATAATTTAGTACACATTGGAAATGCAGATATTTCCATCAAAGAGTACAAAGGCAAGCGAGTGGTCACGTTTAAGGACATTGACATGGCGCATGAAAGACCGGACGGAACAGCAAGAAAAAGATTTTCTGACAACAGAAAACATTTTGTTGAGGGAGAAGATTATTTCGTTTTGAAACCGTCAGACCTTGAAAATTCTGGGATGTCCGAATTTCGGACATCTGGAATAACAGAGGTAAATCCAAGAGGAACGGCATTCATTACCGAACAGGGCTATCTGATGTTGGTCAAGTCGTTTACGGATGATTTGGCATGGGAAGTGCAAAGAAAATTAGTTTCTTCCTATTTTAATGTACATCAAAGTGTCAACGATCAGTTATCTCCGGAATTGCAAGCATTGCAAGGACTTCTTAATCAGATGGTTCAAAAAGAACTTGCTGACAAGGAAAGAGACAGACAGATTGCCAAGGCACAGGACACAGCACAGAAAGCCATTGAGACAACTGAACATATCAAAGAAGCGGTGAAGCCGGTATTTGATAATTGGAGAAATGAAATCAATGCAAAATTTAATCGGATTCAGAGAAATGCAGATTGTCAATTCAACGTATTGAGGACTGAAATGTATTCAGAACTTGAACACCGTGCCGGATGCGACTTGAGCAGAAGAATCAGAAACAGACGTGAGCGCATGGCAGAAAGCGGATGCACGAAAACAGAAATCAGCGCATTGAACAAAATGGACATTATTGAGGATGATAAGAAATTGCGTGAAATCTTTTCGAAAATCGTAGCAGAGTACGAAATCAGATATTGCGCATGAAAGGAAGTGATTGAATGAGCGAAAAAGAAAAACGCGTTGTCGAAAAGCTTCGTGATGCCATTCCGAATATGACAGATTTTCAGAAAGGATATGTCCTTGGAATGGTAGAGAGTTCTGCTTCGAAACATAGTGAGCAGGGCGAGGAAAACGAAACACATAATGGAAAGGAGAATTAAAATGAGCAATTTTGAATTTCAGAAAGTTAATTCAAGGGTAATTCGTAGCGGTGACAACTATTTGGCAAAGGTTGACTCTGCGGAAAGTTTTTCAAGCATTTTCGTTGACGAGGAAACAACATATGGGATTTCCGTAAGAGATGCACAGATACAGACAGGAGATTCGGCTTACACACCTGCAATGGCTTTTACATATTCCATGGAAGATGGTTCTGTGCGTTTTATAGATGTTGTTGTATGTCCGTTACTCGGAACGTTTGTTTCTGACTGGTACTAAATTATAAAGTGGCAGAAAGGGGCATGAATGAAAAAAGTAATCCAATTCATTATAGGTGCGGTTGCAATGGAGTATTCCTTGGTTGCCGCTTGCTATATGGATAGTGAGGGAGCGGCCGGGAATATGGCGGCTATTAAATTTGTAGCCGGTGCAGTAATTGCGGCAATCATGTACTATTGGTCGGAAGTAGACCGAAAGAGAGCTGAACTTGACAAGCGAATTAAGAGAAAACGCAGAATGAGAGAGGATGCATGGTAGACGTTGTGTATATAAGTGGCACGAGATGTTCCACGAAAGAAAAGCGTATGCTTGCTGAACTTTTGGCAGGGAAACGAAAGAAACAAGACGATAAAGAGGACTTTGAAAAGGTTCTTGACAGAGAAATGGGAAGGAGAAGCAATGGAGAACAAAATAACACTGATCGGTGATGTTGTATCAGCACCAAGGGAAAGCCATAAATCAAGCGGTAAGATTTTTTATAAATTTTTCATCGGAGTTGAAAGAAGAAGCGGTGTTGCAGATATTCTTCCGGTACTGTTCGATGAAGAAATCAGCGATACAGGAATTAGCGGAACGGTATGCGTCAGTGGGAAGATAATTACCCGACACGTAAAAACAGGGTCTGGAGAAGCCATTCTTATGTATGTTATGGCTGATGCAATCACAAAGCCAGAGGATGATAGTCCTTTGAATGAAGTAAGCCTTGATGGGATTATCGAGGAAAAGCAACTTAGGGAAACACCGCTTGGTCGTAAAATCTGTGATGTGAAACTCAAAAACATAAGAGAAAATGGAAAAGAGGATTTGATTACTTGCATCGTATGGGGAAAGTGTGCGGAGTATACGGACTCACTTGCTTTAGGCGATAGGGTAAGCACATACGGAAGATTGCAGAGCCGGAGATATAAGAAAACGTGTAAAGATGGTCGCGTTGTGGAAAAAGTTACATATGAGTTATCAATAAAAGGAATCGTGGGGGTGTAATAATGCGAATGATTTTAAAATCGTTACGTATGGAGAATTTTAAAGGCATTAAGAGCCTTGATGTAAATTTTTCAAATAAGACAAGTATTAAAGGGCAGAATGCGGTAGGTAAGACTACAATTTTTGATGCGTTCACATGGTTGCTTTTTAATAAGAACAGTGCAGGCGATGAAAAATTCAACGTCAGACCATTGGATAAGGACGGACACCGCATTGATAACGTGGAAATCAAGGTTGTGGGAGTTATTGACGTTGATGGCAAAGAAGTAGAACTTTCCAAGGTTCAGAAACAGAATTGGGTTAAGAAGCGTGGAACCGACACCGTTACTTTGCAGGGCAATGTCAATTCATTTGAGATTGACGGTTATCCAAAGAGTGAAGCTGAATTTAAGGCTTATATTTCCGGTCTGGCGCAGAGTGAGGAAATGTTTAAGATGCTGACCAATCCGCAGTATTTTTCTTCTCTGAAATGGAAAGAACAGAGAGACATTCTGATGAAACTTGTTGCAGAGGTTTCAGATGTGGAACTTGCGCAGACAGATGCCAAATACGCACCTTTGCTTGACGAATTGGAGAAAGCACCGTCTACGGATGATATTCGCGCCAAGTTTTCCAAGGCTTTGAGCGAGTGGAAGAAGAAACAGGCTGAAATCCCGGTGCGTATTGATGAAGCCGAGAAATCCAAGGTTGATGTGGATGTGGCAGAGCAGGAGTTGTTAAAGGCTGACCTGGAGCGGAAGATTGAAGCGGTTGACGATCGTATGGAAAATGCAGGAACCGAGATTGGCAGACTCCGTGGAAAAGAAATGCAGTTGCAATTTGATATGTCCGGCATTACGCAGGTCATGAATGACGAACTTTCCGCAAAACGTAGAGGTCTTGACAGTGCCAAGGATGATGCAACACGAGAGTTCAATGACTTACATAATCAGATTCAGTCTGCGGAAAATCAGATCAAGGCAAATGAGAAGACAATTTCCGATACAGATGCAGAGCGGAAAAATCTTGGTGTTGAATACAATGCAGAATTTTCCAAGGCATTTGATGAAATGCCATATCTCTTTGACGAATCCAAGTGGAAATTTGATGAATCTACAATGGTTTGCTCTTTATGTGGTCAGAAGTTACCGCAGGATAAGATTGAGTCTCTTAAGGCTGATTTTGAGCAGAAAAAGGCAGATGCCAAGGCACGTGCCACCAAGCAGTTAGAGGATGCACGCAAGGCATTTGATGATGCAAAGGGTGGAAAACTTAAGGATTTGATTGCCAAAGGTAACACTTGCAAGGCTGAAATTGAGCGATTAACAAAGGAAAATACTAAGTTGCATGAAGATATTGTGGCACTCAAAGAGCAGGAATCCAAGGCACTTGCAAAGCAGAATGATTATGCAAAGCAGTTATCCGAGATCCCGGCAGAAGCTGATTATTCGCAGAATGAAGAGTATGTGAAGCTGAAAACAGAGCATGACAAGATTCTTGCTGATATTGAAAAGCTTGAATCAGAGGGCGCAGACAAGGTTGTTACTGATTTGAAAGCCGAGAAAGCCGATCTGCAGAGTCAGCTTGATGAAGTAAATAAGATTATCGCACAGGCGGCTAACAACGTTATGATTGATGACCGAATCGAAACACTTAGAGACGAACAGAAAGAAATCGGGCAGAAAGTTGCCGACCAGGAACAGATGCTTTACCTCTTGGAAGAGTTCATTCGCTTCAAACTGAATAAGGTTTCTGAATCCATTAATAGTCATTTTAAGACAGTAAACTTCAAGCTATTTGAAATGCAGTTAAATGGCGGCATGAAAGATTGTTGTGAGTGTACCGTGAATGGAGTCGGATATTCAGATTTGAATAATGGTCACAAGATTTTAGCCGGACTTGACATTATTCGTTCATTGAGCGAGTTATACGGTGTGAGCGTGCCTATTTTTGTTGATAACGCAGAATCGCTGAATGAGTTCAATGTGCCGGATATGGATGCACAGTTAATTCTTCTGACGGTTTCCGAGGATAAGCAGTTGAAAGTGGAGGGTGTGTAGGATGAGTCACATTGAAATTTTTAAGTTTGATGAAAATGGAGATTCTGAAAGTTATGGAGAGGTAAGTAACGCATGGCTTGGTTCAATGCGAGTGTGGAACATTTTAGGGGAAAAGTATTGTGGTCATGGGGCATCATTATTTGACATGGGGCAGATGGAAGCAATTTGGAATCTTGTGGATGATAAATCTGTCACGTATGATGAAAAAATCGTCCTGTTTACCACATTCGATAAATACCTTGTTAAGAAAGAAGATATTCCCAAAGTTATTGATGCTTTCCGCAAGTTTGAGGGAAATACAAATCTTAATGAGCAGGCAGATGTGCTTGAAAGTTTGTATGAAGAACCGAATTGTATTGCGGTTGGATTCCATCAGAACAGTATAAGTTGCGAGCAGTGGTTTGACTATAACTGCATTCAAGACAAAGAACACTTTTGGCTATTTGATGAACTGAAAGAAAGCGAGGGTGCCGAATGTCAAGAGTTGGAATAAGCAACAACATCATACAGCCGGATGCACGGTGTATGTCGTGCAAGCGTTGGAAGAGTGCAAGTAAAGGGTTCTGGGGAAGAGCCGGATATTGTTCTCTTCCGTATTGCGAGAAAGATATGAGAAATAAAGGAAAGAGAGGCCGTATACATGGATGATATTGAAAAATTGAAAGCCGAAAATTCAGATTTGCGAACAAAGGTAGATAACCTTGAGCATAATGAATATAAACTTATAGGAGAACTTGAAAAAGCCTCAAAAACAAACGAAAGACTTTTGCGTATTCTTGAAAATTTGTCAAATGGATATGTGAAAAAGGAGAGGTAATTATGCAGTATATCAAAGCGAAATTTCCAAACAGTACAAGAAGCTACGTGTATCGCACCGAGGATTCTGTGAAAGCCGGTGACATGGTTGTAAATTCCAATGGTGCAAAGCTTACGGTCACGGATGAATCGGTGGATATGAAGTGGGTAGATACCTACGGTGCTGATAAGGTGGCAGTTGTAAGGAAGTATGAGAATCCACAGAAGGTAGATGTAAATTCTTTGGATGAAGAAACAATATGCAATTATTGCATATATAAATCTGATTGTCCTAAGGATGTTAGATGCTATGGCGGAGAACCCGTCTTTCCTTATTGTGCAGAGCATGAGCCGGAAGATTGGTTTGACGAAGAAACGTATTTGGAAGATTTAGAAGAAAGCGAGGAAAAATAGTTATGGCAGAGAACAACAGTTTAGAGGTACAGAAAGTCAACACTGCGGTCAGCCAGTGGACTAATTCAATCACGAATCTTGTTACAAAAGATTTCGAGTTATGCGGTGTGCCGTATGATGATTATTCAAAGCAGTGCGCCATGTCAGCTATGACAAGCATTTATCAGCTTGTTAAGGATAGCGATAAAATCAAGAATTTAAACGGACTTGATACATCGAATCTGCGAGAGGTTGTCGGTCAGTGCGCAAGCCTTAAACTCAATGCTAATGCAGTGCCGAGAGAGTGCTATTTTCAGCTTAGAACAAAGAGAGTCGGAGACGACTATGTGCAGGTCGTAGAAATGGGAATTGAGGGAGACGGAAACGATGCGTTACTTCGTAATTACGGAGAAAATGTAGATACCGTATATCCTTGTTGGCTTGTTAAAGACGGTGACGAGTTTTCCTATCCAAAGCATAAGGGTATCGAAATGACACCACCGGAATGGGAAGAAATGGGACGGTCGCAGAAAGTTGTCCGTGTTGTTTATCCTCTGAAATTAAAGGACGGCACATTTCAGTATCTGATCGCAGAGAGAGACGGTGTAAAAGTTAATCTGTTTGCTCATGTGCGCAACAATCTGATGAATGAGACTTTTGGCATCTGCCAGAATCGTTACAAGGCATCAGCCGAGCAGTTGAGCAAAATCAAGGCTAAGAAAGAGGAGATTTTCGATGCTTTGAGAAAATGCGCAACCGTTGATGAAATGTTGGAATGTGAAGTTGCAAAGCCTTATATCAGCGCGGCATGGCTTGACACACCGGAATCAATGATTGTTCGTAAAATGCGTAACAATGCAATCAAGAAGTATCGCAAGGACTTCAATAGTATGGCAAAGCAGTCGTTCAATCAGCTTGATGAAACCTATATGCAGGCACAGGAAGAAATTGCGGAGAACGCCAATTCAGAGGATTTTGTTGTAGATGCGGAAGCAAAAGAAGTTGAAAGCGCAGCAGTCGAAGCGGAAGTTGTTGAATCGGCAGAGAATGACGAGAATTTGCCGGACTTTATGAAAGATTAGGAGGCTGCCATGAGAGTTATATCACAGGACGGAACGCTTGATATGCCATACGAAGAGGTGATTATTCAGAGATTCAAGTCAAGGATTTATTTCCTGAACAAAAACTTAACAGGTGTTGAGTCGCTTAATGATGACATGCAAATTGCTGAATATTCCACCGAAGAAAAAGCAAAGAAAGCTATGGAAGAATTGAGATATGCCTATATGTGTCACAGCCTTGTAAAGATGGGAAAGTCACCGCTAGATGAAATTGGCGAAAAAATCACTATGGGTTTGAGCGGAGTATTTCAATTTCCTGCGGAGGAAGAATTGGAGTAAGGTATGGAAAATGTGAAATGGAGATTAAATGGTGTATTTAATGCTGACGCAAATAAGTGTTATGCGGAAATGTGTAGCTTAAATGAAATAACACCTAAAGCGATTCTCGAATATGCAAAAGGAATAAACACTGAATTACACAAGTGCTTTGAGTGGGATAACGATATTGCCGCAGAAAAGTATCGAACCATACAGGCAGGAAATGTTATCAGAATGTTATACATAGAACCAAAGAGCGAAGATGCACCGCCTGTAAGGGTGTTGAGTAGAACATCTGATACAATTTATCAGCCGACACGAACCTTTTTGACAAACACAACAGAATATGAAGATTTGCTGAAAAGGGCATTATCGGAATTAGAGAGTTTCAGAAAGAAATATGAAACGCTTTCTGAATTGGAACAGGTATTTGAGCAGATTGATTTAATCACTGCTTAGATAATATATAGCATAAAACAGAAAATAATAGGACGATTCAAGAAAGCAAAAAACAAAACAACCTATTTTCAAGTGTTTAATAGGTGGCATAGCCACAATTATATATAAGGATAGCTTAAAACAAGACAACACAGGAAACGACATGAGAGCATAGGACACGACAATACAATATTTATGTGATTATGTCACTTGTTAAGCACTTGATTATAGGAAATAAGCTGATAGCATTTTACTGGCGGTATGATACCGACCATATAACTAATTAGCAAACAACATGCAAAAATATGAAACCATAGCAAACATAAGAACAGAACAAAATACTACATCATATCGCTTGTAAAGTGCTATCGGTAAAAGAAAAGGAGATTACACAATATGGCGAAAACAGAAGTAATAGAAATCAAACCATTAAATATTAAAACAGCAGAAATCACTATTGTAGGTGACGGAGATTTGATTCTTAACAAAATGAATGACGTAAACGCAAAGGAACTCATTGATAAGCGTAAGGATAAGGCAAAGGACACAGCGAAGCCTAACCCTTGGGAGGCAATCATTACCTCGATGCATTGGTACAATGGAAAACCTACTGATTTTTCAGAGGAAGGGCTTGCACAGGCATTGAAAGAAAATGCGCCTTGTATAACAGGGTTCGGACTTAAAAAGTCATTCGGACAGGCAGTTGTGCAAAATAAGATTGATACATACGCCACAAAGTTTAACGCAGGAGTGAACATTATCGCAAAGGGTGATTTAGTACCTATCAGATTTGCAGAACATCACATTGATGAAAAGTTAATGTCACCAAAGAAAGGTAGTCCGGTATTGGTACACCTTAACAGATTTAGTGGTTGGAGTGCCACATTCACAATTCAGTACACTGAAAATGCCTTTTCTATTGAGCAGATTGTAAATATTATCAACCTTGCAGGATTTGGTAATGGTATCGGAAGTGGAAGAAGTAGTGGATATGGAAGGTATCATGTAGATGGAATTAAGTAATTTTGATGAAAGTGAGGTGGTTTAAATGCTTATGCGTTGTTGCGGTTCATCATCGGCAGGCAACAGTTACGCTTTAATCAGCAGCAGTGGCGAAATCCTTGCCATTGAAGCAGGATGCAGATTTCTTGATTTTAAGAAAATGATTGATTGGCGTATTTCTGATGTGGCTGGATGCATCGTCTCACATGAGCATGGTTAGGAGACCATGCGGGATACATAAAAGATTTCATGAAATCCGGTATTCCGGTTTATACGGCATTTGAAACACAGACCGCGCTTGAAACCATAACCGGAGAACGTACAATAGCCATTCCGCCACGCAGAGAGCGTCAAATCGGCAGTTTTACAGTAACACCCTTCAATGTACCGCATGACACGGAAATCGAGTGTTATGGCTATTTAATCGAGCATGAGGAAATGGGAAGGCTTTTATTCTTGACCGACTTGGAATATTGCAGATATGACTTTTCCGGCATAAAGGTTGAGCATATCATGGTCGAAGCCAATTATAGCATGGACTCGGTAGACCGGAATGAGCCAAATTACGAACACCGTTTGCGAGGCCATATGAGCCTTGATACGGCACTTAAATTTATTCAGACGAACGACAACCCAGCTTTACGAAATGTCGTTTTAATACACTTATCGGACACAAGCGGAGATCCCGCGTTATTCCTACAAAAAGCAAAAGAAACAATTGAATATGGAGCCAATGTTTATGTTGCAGAAAAAGGACTAGAGGTTGATATGAACCTTTGTCCGTTCTGATTGGTTGAAACACCTTGGCGAAAGCCTAAAAGAAACTATCTTGTTTGGCGAATAATAGTTATCACAAGCTTATTGAAAGCCATGTTTTGGCGGTGCGTTTACCGCACCGCCCTTACAAAAGATTGGAGGTAAAAATTGAAATTATGTGAATACTGTATGGTTGAATTTGAGCCGAAGCGACCAGATCAGAAATACTGTAGACCCGACTGTGCAAGAAGATCTGCGCAGTTTAGAAATTTTAAAAAGGCTGGAAGAATTGTGTATACAAGAATATGCCCGAAATGTGGCTGGCTGTTTATGACGATAGATGAACGCAAAGTTGATTGCCAAGACTGCATCAGCATTGACGTTAAAGAACGCTTGAGAAAGCCAAAGAAAAAGGACGATGTAATCAAGGCTGTGAATCATATGGCACGCGCCTCCGGAATGAGCTACGGAAAGTTTGTGGCTCAAATGAGCATGAAGCCATTGGAGAGGAAGTGATTGGATGGGATATAAACACGGATTATCAAATAAATGCGGTAGATTATATCCTCTGTGGAAAAGTATTAAATATCGTTGCTATTGCAAAACTTCTCGCGACTATAAAAATTACGGTGGAAGAGGGATTGCAATGTGTGATGAATGGAAGAATGATTTTCTAAGTTTCCACGATTGGGCAATCGCAAACGGGTATAAAGAGGAAAAGACGGATAAGGGATTGAACATTTTAACCATTGACAGAATTGATGTTAATGGGAATTACGAGCCTAGCAATTGCAGGTTTGTAACAAATGCAGAACAAGCTAAAAACAAAAGAAATAGCATTCCTTTAGAGGAAAAATTTTTAAAATGTCCTGTTTGCGGAAAGCAATTTGTGAAAAAGCAGAGAAATGGGCAAAAAACATGTAGTAATCACTGCGGAAGGATTCTTTATTACAGAGAGCATCCAAACACAAAAGACTATATGAAAATATGTCCTATTTGCAATAAATCATTTAACGCCAAAAGAGGAGGTCATTACAATGACGCAGTTTATTGCAGTAAAAAATGTAAAGATTTATCAGGTTCGCCTGTTTGGGAGCACAACGGACAAACCCATAGGGTTGTTGAGTGGGCTGAAATAGTAGGTATAAATGCACATTGCTTATTACATAGAAAGGATATGGGTTGGACTATTGAAGAGATATTAACAACGCCATTGAGAGGTAGAAGAAAATGCCGAATGTAAATTACAAGCAGCTATATGCAATAAAAAAGAACAACGAGAAACGGATATTAAGTGTTTGCCCTAGAATGAAAAATCAGAGCGGAATTTATTTCTACACGAGGACTGATGAAAACGGTATATCTTACTTTTACATTGGGCAGAGCGTTGACTGCTTAGAGAGAAATGTTTCACATTTATCCGGTTATCAGCACATAGATCTTTCGATTAAAAAAAGAGGATTTTATAGTGAAGAAAATCCGTATGGATGGAAATTGGATTTTATCCATTATCCGAGAGAGAAACTTGATGAAATGGAACAATATTGGATTTTGGAATATACAAAGAAAGGTTATCAATGCCGTTACAACAAAACGGCTGGCGGTCAAGGCGCAGGAAAAGAAAAGATAAACGAATTTAAACCAGCAAAAGGCTATTATGACGGCATTAAGCAGGGCAAAAAGAGCCTTGCCAAGGAATTATCGCATATAGCTGAAAAGCACCTTGAAATCCGTTTGAAGCCGGAGAAACAGGGCAACAAAGTTTCTGAAAAACAGTATGAGAAGTTTATGGCTTTGATTTCTGAAAATACATATGAGGAGAGTGATTAAATGGCAGAAGTCAAGTGGATTAAGATCACAACAGATGTCTTTGATGATGAAAAGATTCTGCTGATTGAGAGTATGCCGAGTGCGGATAGCATCATTACGATTTGGTTCAAACTTCTCATTCTTGCTGGAAAACAGAATAACAACGGTGTGTTTATGATGAGCAACAAATTACCGTTCACGGATGAAATGCTTGCCACCATTTTTCGCAGAGATTTAAACACGGTAAGGCTTGCGCTTAAGACCTTTGAAGAGTTTGGAATGATTGAAGTTGTTGACAACGTGATAACGATTCCGAATTGGAACAAGCACCAAACACTTGACGCTTATGAGAAGAAAAAGGAACGTGACAGGCTATATCAGCAGAACCGGAGAAAGAAACAGAAGAACCTAATTGAGCAAAAATCGCCCGATAAATCGTCTGACGTCGCTGTTTCAGATAAAGAAGAAGAAAAAGAAGAAGATAAAGAGAAAGAAAATATAAAAGAAAATTCGCTGTCGACCGATTCCGGAGAGTTGTTTGATTTTGACGATGCATGGAAAAAGACTTTTAGTATATACCCCAAGAAAACAGCGTACAGTACCTCTAAAACAGCTTGGATGGATAAGGTGCTAGAAGTTATCGAAGAGAACCAACCGGACATTGCACGGCTGTTATACAAAGCCACAGAGGCATATTTGAGTGACTATCAAGAAAAGAATCCAGACGATACGGATTTTCGATACATTCCAAAATATGTTGATTGGCTGAAAAATGATTGTGACTATTGGTTGCAGATCGCGGAGAAACGAGGTGATTGCAGTTGACAGAAGCAGAGTTCGGAGTGATCGGGTGCGTATTGATTGACAATGATGTGCTAAATAACATCTGGCGAACACTGAAACCGGAAATGTTTAGTTCGGAATTTGCACAGGATACATACAAAGAAATGCTTGCTATGTATGACCGGAATGAAAGTATAGATCCTATGTCCTTGTCAATGGCACTTGAAAGCCACAAATACGCACAAGAGCAGATTAGCGAATTGATGAAATCCTGTATTACCGGAACAATCACTTCAACTATGGTCAAAAGTTATGCCGATGCGGTTGCGAAAGAATACAAAGTAAGAACGGTTCGTGACATGTATCAGAAATCCAGCTTAAAACCATGTGACATTGATGATACAATCAGTGATCTTCTTACAAGGCTTGAACATTTGCAAGAGGGAAAAGAAGTAAAACTAAAGCCAATTAAGCAGATTTCAGTTGAGAATAAAGACAAATATTTCAACGAAAGTGTCGGAGAGGGCGGTATAAAAATCGGGTTATCGCAACTTGATGATGCGCTTGGAGACCTTGAACGCGGTGATGTAACAGTAATTGCTGCAAGACCGGCAGTCGGAAAATCCGCACTCACAACGCAGATTATTGGCAATATGGCAAAGAAAGGACTTAAAGTCGCATATTTCAATTTGGAGATGAGCGATAAACAGGTATATGAACGATTTATTTCAAGACTTGCGGAAATCGGCTTAACGAGAATCAGAAGAGCAAAAGCGTTTCTTGGCGATGAACAGGAAAAATTTAACCAAGCAAATGAAGAAATGAGTGATTATCAATTATGGATTGCATCCGGGACTGTATCTCCGAGGGAAATAAAGTCAGAATGCAGGCACCAAAACTTTGACGTTATCGTTGTTGACTATCTGCAATTGCTTATGCCGGATAACAGATATTCCGGAAGAAATGAAGAAGTAGCATCAATTTCAAGAGGTTTAAAATCGGTTGCAAGAGACTTAAATACACATGTAATAGCACTTTCGCAGATAACAAGAGCATCTGAAAGCAGAGACACAAAAGAACCTACCATGGCAGAGTTGAGGGAATCTGGAGCAATCGAACAGGATGCGTCAAACATAATTATGCTGTGGAATCTGTCAGACAATGACAAGGGAGCCAAGGGTGTAAAAATCGAGAAGAACAGACAGGGAATGACAATGCGTGAAGCAATGGAGTTTGATGGAGATCACATGAAGTTTGTTGAAATCGAAAAACCACTTGATGATGTTGTTGCGGAAATCAAAAAGAAAGAACGTGGGGACGGATTCAAACCATACAATGGCGATTGTCCGTTTTAGAGGTAGCAGCTATGGCAAGTGCAAAAATCGAAAAGGGTTCAGAAGAATGGCAAGTATTTATGGATTATTGGCAATTCATTCAGAAATACTATTCACCGGACAACGCTGATTCTTGGTGGGATGAAGTTGTAAAATCCGGAGAATCATTGATAAACAAATACAAGGGCATGGAGATTGAAGAACGTGCAAGACAGCTTGTATTGAGTCATTTTGCATGGTTGGAAATCACATACAGAAAGGAGAAATCAAAGAAATGAGCAATGCGTTGAGACGGAAGAAAAAGCCGACATTTTACACAAAACAGGAAATGCGGATTATCGGGCAAAATGATTTTGAAAAGAGAAATGCTGATAAGGTTATATCAAAATCATACAAAGATTTTGTCGTGATTGGGTACATAATTCTGCATGACAAATTCGGATTCGGACAGACAAGAATCATCCGGTTGCAGGATTTTTTGAAATCCTACTTAGATGAAGCAGCATCCGGTGGAAATACCGGAAAGGACTTGTCTGTTTACCTGAAAAGTAAATACGGAATCGACATCAAAGAAGAAGTCGGAAAAATTCCACAGAGACAGTTAATGAACCTGTATGCAAAGAAAGGTTTCTGTATCGAGCGTGAAGCCTACAGACTTTCCAGTGCATCTTTGTTTAACTATTTTGCACTGACACTTACTATTCTGAAAAATGAATTTAAGATAACAGCGAAACAGTTGCAATATTTCACGGAAAAATTCATCGACTACATTGATACACTGGCTAATTACAAGCAGTTTCAGTTGACTGTACCGATGATTGCCGAGACATTGGCTGATGAAATCAAATTTGTGTGTGATTTGGAGGTGTAGAGAATGGCTGAAAATGAGAAATATGTGGACTGTTTGACCGAAGCGGAATCCGAAGATATGGCAGTTATCGTAAACAAAACGATAAAGGAAATTTGTTTATTTTCTGATAAGCACAATTTTGACCGCGACAATATGCTTAAGTATTACGCGGAACTTATCGGTACATTTACTGAAATTTCAACAATACAGGGCTTTGAAGTGGAAAATCCACATACCAATGCTGATCGAATTCGAAGCATGACGAATGAGGAATTGGTAAGTGTGGTTGTGTGTCCGGACAGTGTTACAGGCGAGGACACTGATTGCAATCAATATCATGATTGTAAGGAATGTACTCTTGATTGGTTGCAGAAAGAAAGTGAGGTTTAGATATGCTGAACAGAGAGAAATATGGAAATGAGATTATAGAACTTGCGGTAAATAAAGGAATGTTTTGCATTAAAAATGGAGAGCCTGTACTTTGCGAAGAAACTGAATGTAAAGATTGTGATTTTCACGAATCAGATTCATGCAAAGGTAGTACGTATAATTTCCGCGAATGGCTTAATTCAGAATATGTTGAGCCACCTGTTGATTGGACTAAAGTTCCGGTCGATACGCCGATTTTGGTAAGAGGTCATGAAAACCGCGAATGGACTAGAAGACATTTTGCAAAAATCAAAAACGGAACGGTGTTTGCATGGCGTGGTGGGGCAACATCTTGGAGCGAGGATGATGAAGAGACTATTCCGTGGAAATATGCCAAGCTGGCAGAAAATGAGGATGTGTAAAAATGGGAGTTTTGCTTGCATTGTCAACCATATTTATATGGGGTCGGCTTGTTAATATTGATTGCGACCTAAAAGATATCAGCCGAGAACTGAAAAAGATGAACGAAAGGAAAAATGATGGAGAATAGATTTTTATCCCGTGGAAAGCGGATTGATAATGGCGAATGGGTGGAAGGATTTCCATTTCTTGTAAATGATGTTTCGTATATCTTGCCGCATCACAATACAGGGCAGCCAATACACGTAGATAATTTGTTAAGTACATCCGTTGAGGTCTCGAAAGACACCATCTGCCGGTGCACTGGACGCGAGGACATTAACGGCAAGCTGATTTGGGAGAATGATATTGTAAAAATAAATAATAGCAAGGTGAATACGCTTATAACATTTAGAGATTTTGAAATTATATGTACAATTCCTAACGAAAAATATTATAAGCATAGGCTTGAATATGATACTGAATATGAAGTTATTGGTAACATATTTGACAATCCGGAGTTATTGGAAAGCGAGGGATAATATGACGGAGAGTGAAGCAATTAAGATATTGAAGAAAGACAGTTGTTATGAATGCGCACAAGGCACAGACAGCCCGCTTAATTGTGAATATGGGGGATGCAGGGTTGCGAAAGCTACTAGAGTAGCAATACAGGCACTTGAAGAAGTACAACAGTACCGCGCAATCGGCACACCGAAAGAATGTAGGGCGGCGGCGGTTAAGCAGAAGGCGAAGAAACCTATATTTAACCATAACCTTAGTGATACTCTTTCTATATTCCATTGTGAATGCGGAAACAAAATTAAAGTCAGTCACGATATAGGGATAATGAATAACAACAATGCGCCAAATTACTGTAGTAATTGCGGTTGTAAATTTGATTGGGGTGATGAAGAATGATGTTTCAATCGTACATAAATTTTTTTCTACTAATACTTATAGCCGTCAGGCTAGATATTCTGACAGAATTTGGAGTTAAACTTTTTTGCATTCTGTCGGTTGTAGGGATGATTGGACATGAGATTTTTGATTATTTGAAAAGAGGAGATGAAAAACAATGAGACTGATTGATGCTGGGTTGGTTTTAGACAACTTAAGTGGACGGCTTGAAAGCATGAAAGATTATGATGCAGTAAAAGATGTGATTAACAATATGCCGACTGCATACGACGTGGACAAGGTTGTAAGACAGTTGGAAGCATACAGTAATGCAGACGAAGCAGAAAGACTTGGAACAATGCCAGTAGTGGAGCTTGCAGACGCAATTAAAATCGTGAAAGGCGGTGGAGTAGATGCGAAAACCGATTCCTAAATCCGTAAGGAAACAGGTATATGCGAAATACAATGGGCATTGCGCTTATTGTGGCTGTGAAATACCGGAGAAAGGCTTTAATGTAGACCATTTGCATTGCCTTAGAAATTATGAGTACACCGAAGAATTTACCGGGATTGACGTACACGATATAAGCAATCTGATGCCGTCTTGCGGGTCATGCAATCGCTACAAGTCAACAATGGATTTGGAAACATTCAGAGAGGAGTTACAGAAGATACCAGATAGGCTGAAAAGAGATGTGTGTACATACAATATAGCCTTGCGGTATGGCATGGTAAAGGAAAATAGAGAACCTATAAAGTTCTATTTTGAAAGGGTAGGTGGCGCAGATGGAAAAAAGCAGAGCTAGTAAAATGAACGGCTGTCGTAGCATGGTAAGCCGTCAGAAAAATGATGTTTTTAAGTTTAAGCCTAAGAAGAAAAAGAAAGGGTGATTGTATGGCTAAAGCAGTATTGGTAATGGATATGCCGGAATCATGCGATATGTGCGATTTCGTAGATGATGAGCAACCACCAAGATACGGGGAAAAACATTGTATTGTGGGATACCGGGAATGGGAGAGGACGTAACAGATTATATAGCATGTAGACCCGAATTTTGTCCTCTCCGGGAGTTTCCAGAGAAGATACCTGATTTAAAATCCGGTTATGAAGATTTCAGCGTATCAATACGTCGGGTGGGTTGGAATGCCTGCTTGGATGAAATTTTGAAAGAGGGTAGGAGTGAATGAGCGAAATTAAAGGCTATACAGTGGAAGAAGTCGCACGAGATGAAAAGCAAAAACTTATTAGCGATTATGAATTTTGCAAGCGTGATTTAGCCGAAATCAGACAGCGTGAAAAAGAAATTGCAGATATAAGACTTGATTACAATTCAAAGATAGTAAAGTACAGGATGGAAAGCGTAAACAGAGTTCTTGACTTCATAAGAAGCGAATATAATGCAGGAAGAATTTGCGACCTTGAAACGCTATTGTGTCACTGTCAAAACAAACTGAACGGCAACATTGACGGAACAGAATTAGACCTTGACGAGCGTTTAAGAGGAGTTTCTTTTAAGAAAGTTGGTGAAGATAATGCTAATTCCGAAAGTTAAAGCCAAAGAGTTCGAAAAATTCGGATTTAAGAAGTGCAAGGGAGAATATGGTAAAAGTGGTTGCTATTATCTTTGCGTTGCAAGAGGTGTGAAAATGCTTTTTGTTAGCAATGTGATTTTTGATGTTGCTAATTGGGATAATAATGACCCAAGGATACATAAAAACGCAAATTGCAGATACAGAGACAACAGGACGTACCTTGATATTATTTATGAGCTTATTAAGGCAGATATGCTTATGAGCGATTATTTGGAAGTAGGTGATGTAGAATGAAGATTTTAAGTTAAGAAGAAATACAACAAACTCATTGAAGATTTTGAGGAATTGCAGAAAAAGGTCGAGGAACTCAAAAGGATAAACGAGAGTATCGGGAAAAAGCTGGAAGATAAAAAGACAAGTTGCAAGGCAAATGTTGGAAAAGATTTTTGTAATGTTTGCAAAAATTCTTACAGTTATAAGAACAATAATGGGCTTATTCCCATTAACCGTGTAGGTTGCTTGCTGTGTCTTGTGAGGATTTTAAGAGAAAAGAAAGTAGGTGATTCAAAGTGGGTAACAATGCAGAGATAGTAATAGCACAGGCTTTAATGATGAGAATTAAAGATTATGCAGAAAGAGCCTTGGATAAAAAAGATGTAACACTTGATATGGCTATGGTTGAAATACGTGATACAGTTGACGCTTATGACGAGTATTTTCAGACAGGCAGAAAGCCACAGTAACTAACTAAAAATCAAAGAAAGGAATAGGTTGTGCGCACATAAAACCGAGGTTTCCTTTTGGTAGATTTAGAATGTATAAAAAGAAGATTAAATGTGAGATATATCGTGATTCAATGCAGAATTACAAGAAATACGCAATACCACCAGCGCAGTTGATTATAGCAGATGTTCCTTATAATGTCGGAAACAACTTCTATGGCAGTAACCCTATGTGGTATAACGGTGGCGATAACAAAAACGGAGAGAGCAAACTTGCGAAAAAGGCGGCTTTCAATTCAGATTTTAACTTTAATTTGTACGAATACTTCCATTTTTGTTCAAAGATGTTGAAAAAAGAGGACACAAAGCCTATCGCAAGGGGCAGGAGTAGTAATAGCCCTTGTATGATTGTATTTTGCGCATTTGAGCAGTTGTCAACATTGATTGCGGCGGCGAAGAAACACGGATTCGTTAATTACATACCGCTTGTATTCTGTAAAAATTACAGTCCACAGGTGCTTAAAGCAAATATGCGTATCGTAGGTGCTACGGAATATGCGCTCGTACTGTACCGAAATAAGTTACCGAAATTCCGAAACGGCTTGCAGATTGATGAAAACGGAAAGAATATCAGAGGTACAGGACACATGATTTTCAATTGGTTTACTTGGGAGAAAGACGGAAAAGATGTGCCGAAAATTCATCCGGCGCAAAAGCCGGTAGCAGTCCTTAAAAAGCTGATTGAGATTTTTACAGACGAGGGAGACGTTGTTATTGACCCTTGTTGCGGTAGCGGTAGCACGCTAAGAGCCGCCGCAGAACTTGGCAGAAGTGCATACGGATTCGAGATTGACAGAAACTTTTACGAGCGTGCAAAGAATGAAATGCTTGTATTTGAAAAAGACGAGCAAATGGATTTATCAGATTATATTTAATGGAGAAATGGCTTATGAAATTTACAAAATTCATTAAGCCAGAACTTGAACAAATCAAAGAAAATGCCAATTTCACGGAAGAAGAGGAGAGGATTTTCTCTCTTCTCTGCCGTGGTTTTTCACAAAAGCAAATATCCACAAAAGAAAATCTATCACTAAGAACGATAGAGTACAGAGTGAGAGATATAAAGGATAAAATAGAAAGAACGGGGGTATTTGATTGGATGAAAAAGAACTGTTGAAATATGCCGTTGATAGTGGTATTCTCGACATAGCACTTGTGCAGAAACAAGTCACTATGCAAAAGAGAGAAAAATTACTCAACAAAAACCCTTATAAAATCTATCAAGGAAAGGATGAGAACTGGTACTCATATCTGCCGGATGAAGTAAAAGGCAGACGTAAAATCAAGGCAAAGCGCAGAGAAGCGGTCGAGCAGAAAATCATTGATTATTGGAAAGAGAGAGAGGATGACCCTACAGTTGGGGAAATCTTCAACCGTTGGATTTCACAAAAGCTGGAACTTGAAGAGATAAGCAGGGCAACCTATGACAGATACTTAATGGACTTTCAGAGATACTTTGACGGTATCAAAGATAAGAAAATCAAAAGGATAGACGAATGCGACCTTGAAACGTTTATACGAAACAGCATCCATGATTTCAACATGACTTCCAAGGCATTCTCGAACTTCCGGACGCTGATTTATGGAATCTTTAAGTATGCCAAGCGGAAGAAGTATGTTAAGTTTTCCATTACATACACGCTGAAAGATATGGACATATCGCCAAAAGCATTTAAGCACGTAGTCCGGCAGGCAAAAGACCAAGTATATATGCCAGATGAAAAGGAACGCATGGAGATGTACTTAAGGAACCACTTGGATATCGTGAACCTTGGATTGCTATTTATGTTTAAGACAGGGGTACGTGTCGGGGAATTGTCGGCATTAAAGCGGAAAGATGTTGAAAATTACACGGTTGCTATCAATTCTACAGAAACACGCTATCGTGATGATGATGGTTTTCACTATGAGGTCAAAGATTTTCCGAAATCAGAAGCCGGATTGCGATTTGCCATATTGCCGGATAAGTACAAATGGATTCTTGATGAAGTACGAAAGAGAAATCCCTTCGGGCAATATCTATTTGAGAGAGACGGAGAACGGTTGAAATCCTACAACTTTCGTGAACGTTTGCGGTATATCTGCGAACATGAATTGAGAATGAAAGTGAAATCTCCGCACAAAATCCGAAAGACATACGGAAGTATCTTGCTTGACGGAAAAGTGAAAGAGTCCACAATCCTTGATACCATGGGGCATACAGACATTAGTTGCACAAAAGATCATTATTATTTTGATCGTACCGGAATTGAGGAAAAGAGACAGGAACTTGACTTAATCGAAGCATTATGAGTCCCTCGTACTCAAAGGTACTCAAAGAAAAATTGAAAGAATGGCTATTTTAAGCCATTTCAAGGCAATTACTCTAGGGTTCGATTCCCGTACGGACTGTTTTAAAAGTCGCATAAACACTGTGTTTGCGGCGTCTTAAAAAAATTGGTACTCAAAATGGTACTCAAAAATTGAACACAAAAGAAAGGAGTCTGCGCAAGTGCTTTAGATTCTTTTCTGAAAATGGTAAACTTGGAACGCTGTGGCGTTCTTTTTTTTATGCGGTTTTTCTGCTTATTTTTTGCGGAAGAACCGTATTTTTTTATGCAAAAATATAAGCATAGGAGGGATGCGGAATGTTATTTACAGATGAAATTCTTGAAAAAATCTTAACAAGAGAAGATGTGTCAAAGGTTCCGCTTGTGTATCAGTCAGCAATGATTCACGCAATCAAGGAAGTATTGGAGGAAGAGAATGTATCAGATGCAAAATCAGAATATGGCATTTAACCCAAACCCAAGCTATGCCGCTTATCAGTACAACCCAATGCAGAGGTTTCAACAGCCAGAGCCACAGATTCCGCAGATGCAACCACAGTTTCTTGGAATCCAAGGAAAAGTAGTACAGTCGGAATCAGCGATCATGGCGAATGATGTACCTATGGATGGAAGTGTTGCGTTTTTCCCGATGCAGGACATGAGCGCAATCGTTGCGAAACAATGGGATGCCAATGGAACAATCAGAAAGACCGTTTACAAGCCTTTAAATGAGCAGATGGCAGATTATTCAAGTGATGATAAAAAAATCGAAATAGGGCTGTCTGACGATGCGACAAAGGCTATTACTGACAAATTGGATTGTTTGTTTGGAAAAATGGAAGAGTTGGAAGATAAGTTATCTTCGCAAACGCAAAGAAAATCTTCACGAACACAAAAGGAGAGTGAGTCTTAATGAATCCTATGCAGATGTTACAGGGAATGAAAAACCCACAGCAGTTTTTACAACAAATGATGGGGAATAACAGCGTAATGAGCAACCCCATGGCTAGAAATGCTATGCAGATGGCACAAAAAGGAGATTCCAAGGGCATCGAACAGATGGCTAGGAATTTGTGCAAAGAAAAGGGAATTGACGCAGATAAGGCTTTTGAGTCGTTTAAAAGCCAATTAGGAATGTGATACTAATTCTTGCAAGATTATGTATATAAAAATGAATTATGGAGGTAAATTCTATGTTTAACACAGGTAATTGTGCATCCGTTCCGCTTGTTGCGAACATTGACGGAAACGGAAATAACAACGGATGGGGCGCAGAAGGCTCATGGTTATGGTTCATTATCGTTATCTTTGCCATTTTCGGATGGGGCGGATTCGGTAACGGATTCGGAGGAAACGGAATGAATGGTGGTGTTGGAAGCGAAATCCAGCGTGGATTTGATAATCAGGCGGTTGTGTCAAAACTTGACGGAATCACAAACGGACTTTGTGACGGATTCTATGCTGTGCAAACCGGCATGAACGGCATCAACACAAACATTTTGCAGACCGGATTCGGCATTCAGCAGGCTATCAATGCTGATACAGTCGCTAATATGCAGAATACAAATGCATTACAGTCACAGCTTGCTAACTGTTGCTGCGAAACAAGAGAAGCTATCCAAGGCGTAAACTACAACATGGCAACTAACACTTGCGCATTGCAGAACACCATGAACAGCAACACGAGAGACATTATCGACAGTCAGAACGCAGGAACACGCGCTATTCTTGATTATCTCTGCAATGAAAAAATTTCTTCCTTACAGGCAGAAAATAATGATCTGCGCAGAGCGGCTTCACAGGATCGTCAGAGTGCACTACTTACAACTCAGATGGCAGCTCAGACACAGCAGATTATCAATGCTGTAAATCCGCCTGCTATTCCGGCATATGTTGTGCCTAATCCAAATGCTTATGCATATGGATGCGCATGCAACACAGGATGTGGCTGCTAAAACTAAATAATTGAGTATCTTAATTGAGTTTAACTCGATCATGTCTGCTAAGCAGTATTACTTATAACCAAAGGGCAGACTATAATGTTTGCCCTTATTTTATGAAAGAGAGGTAAAAATAATGGAAGTAACAGGAATTGCATTACAAACCGTTGCTGCTGGAGAAGATGTTGCATTTACAGAAACGGCAGTGAACGGAACAAAATGTATCGTACACAGACAGGGAAGTGGAATTATCAAGTTAAGAGGTATCACAAATCAGTGTAAGGCTAGATTTTTGGTATCGTATTCCGGCAACATTCAGATCCCGACAGGCGGAACAGTCGGAGAGATTTCTCTTGCAATCGCGGTTGATGGAGAACCTTTGCAGTCAACAAAGATGATCGTAACCCCTGCGGCAGTTGAGAATTTCTTTAATGTATCAGCACAGGCATATGTTGATGTACCTTGTGGCTGTTGCAGTACAGTAGCGGTGCAGAATACATCTACACAGGCTATCGAGGTTCAGAACAGTAATTTGATTGCAGTAAGGGAGGCTTGATATTATGCATAAATTTGCGAAACAGATTATGGATTGCGTGAAAGCCCACGTTGACGGCATCGGAATCGAGAATTTTGAAGGACAAAACCTTGATGATCTCAAGGATTGGACAGAGATTGCAAAGAATATCGTATGCTTTGACAAGGACTATAACATTGTTGAAGCTATGAAAAATTCCGAAGATGAAGAAATCATGCGCATGGTGGAAGAATTTGGGGATTATCCGGGAAGAAGATACTATAATGAGTACCGGTACTCAAACGGCAGATTCGCACCGAAAGGGCGTGGAACACGCAGAGGATATGTAGAACCGCCATATTATCATCAGATGCCGGAAGATTACCACGAATGGGAGAGAATGCCGGAATACGACCGAATGAGAGACCTTGACAGAATGAGTATGGGAAAGATGTATTATTCAGAGCCTATGAGCGGAAATAATGGCATGAGTACCGGTACTCACGATGCAAGAGAGGGCAGAGCCGGTATGAGTCGGAGAAGTTACATGGAGACAAAGGAAATGCATAACGGAAATTCACCGGAAGATAAGGACGCAAAGATGAAAGAACTCGAAAAGTACATGAAATCTCTTTCGGAAGATGTGACAGAACTGTTTTCCGGTATGTCCCCAGAAGAGAAACAGTTAACCAAGACAAAGCTGACTACGCTTGTCACGAAAATGTAATAGAGAGGGCATTTTGCCCTCTTTGTTTGCGAGGTGGTAAATTGTTCACGATAAACAATGAAATGTGGAATTTGGTCAAAGTATCGCGTTACAGCGATATGCTACAGAGAAGTGACGGAAGCAGAACGGTAGGCATGACCGACAGGGACACGAAAACGATATATCTTGCGGATGATTTACGCGGGAAATTCCTTGACCGTGTGTTATGTCACGAATTATGTCACGCGTTCTGTCTTTCGTATAATGTATACATGGATATTGACACAGAGGAAATTTTAGCAGACTTCTTGGCTACATACGGAAGAGAAGTATTTGAAATAGCAGACAGACTATTGATTGAACTTATGGAGGTTGCATAATGGATAAAATTTCAGAACTCTTACAGTACGTGCACCGGACGAATCCGGAAATGACTAGGGAAAGACTGATAGAAGAGTTAAGCAAAAGCGACTATGCGGCGCGGTCTTTGATTTTTACGAAAGAAAACATCGTTTCGCTAGGGCAAAAATAAATCCGGCGGTTTGAATCGCCGCCGGAATTGTGTCAGACTTTCGGAATGTAAGAACCTTTCATTATTTCTATAGCGAGTTTCGCGCCTTCCGTCATGTAAAAATCATTATTCTTTGCACAGCAACTAAAAAGCAGTTCCTCAAACTCTGAATATAAATTTTCACTTAATAACCCTTTTAGCTTCTCTGTTAAGGGAGAGAAGTATTCAACAAAAGCATTTCCGGTTTCATTGTCAAGCTGACTTGAACATACAATTTTAATAAATTCATCCATTTTAGTAGTCTCCTTCTTCTGTTAATAAATAGTTGATATATCCTGTCGCAAGTCTGGCAAGACTTTTACTGCCATCCAACAAATCCAATTTGTACTCTGGTCTATAGCCAAACCTCTGCACGTAGAACTTTTCTTCAAGTTCTAAGTCGTAAATGTCAGATAGCTCCACGAGAATCTTGTGATATAAAAATTTTCTCGTCCACCCAAACTGTTCCATGATAATTTTTAATTTCCAATTATTTTTTCTGAACCACGCTCCGCGTGATGCGTCCAATTGCTGTTTTGAAATGTAACAATCTGCAAATAGGTCATCATTTTTCGGCAATGCCGCCTGTGGTTTCTTTATGGCTTTCTCCATATCGTTAAAGCGTTTCACGTATCGGGCAGTAAATACGATGCCTTTTTCTCCGTTGAATTTGTTCGCAAGAAAATCACATCCTAACTTGGTTACTTTGTAGCACTTGTTTTCTTTTCCGGATTCATCTTTATAGGTAGACGGAATGAAATAATCACTCGCACCTAAATTGTGGTGAGTCAAAATTTCAATGATTCCTGCAGTATGTTTTCCCCTTACATCCTGTCCTTCCAATTTTCTTAAAACTCTGTCGTGACGCGTTTCCATCATTTCTGCAATCTCTAAAGTAGTGATGGTTTGTTCTATTTGTGCCATATTTGTGCCCCTTTCTGTAACTAATCAATTACTGTTGTAACTCTTTAATTACATTATACGGTTTATTTTGTGATTGTCAAGTATTGTTTGTAATTAAATAATTGAATAATAAATTTATTTATGATATTATTGAAACACGTCAAGAGAGAGGAGGCGGTACATTGTTTGCAAAAATCGTAAAACATACGCTTATTGAAAAGGAATTAAGAGTGACCGATCTAGCAAGACTTATTGACACCAGCTCACAAAATCTTTCGCAAAAAATGAAACGTGACAACTTTTCAGAAAAAGAAATGCGACAGATTGCGGATGCATTGGGGCTTGATTTAGAAATTGTAATGAAAGAGAAGAAATAAGAAAACCCGCCTAACTGGCGGGTTTTTGATGAAAGAAAATTTTTCCAGCGCCCCAAAAAATATTTCGTAATTTTTTTGTACCCCCCTGGGGTAGCGTTTTTGGGGTCAAGATTCCATTTTCACGGATTTCCAAAAACGTGTAACAAACGTGCAATTATCTTCGACATTCCGCAAATAACACAAATACACCATATATTATGCTATATATAGATAATTCATTGATGATATTTGATGTTATAGCCGATCACAGGCAAACGCCAGAAGACGCTTGCCCGGCTGTAGTTATAGTCTAGCATAGACCGCATTTTACCACTTGTCAAGATAGTTTTTCCCGTCGTACCGGCTGTAAGTGTGTGTTATGTTTTCCGGTCTTTGCGTGATCTGCATCCAGTCACCGCCACGTTGGACGGTTATTTTGGTTTTTGCAGACTCCACCCATTCCACACCCTCGAACTTCGAGTAGCCGCACGTTTTGCCGGATATTTCCAGATAACCAAGGTTAGACACCCGGCGCATGATTTCCCTTTTTCCTATATACTCATATTTTCCCGTCTTTCCCACCTCCTTATATTGTGTTTATTTGTCAATTTGCGCATGGAAACCGATTTCCATGTAGTCCGCGCTCCCGGAATCGAACCGGAACGGATGCACCAAGCACGCGAAAAAGGCGGAATGGTACCGCCTTAAATTACAACAAAATCCCCTTGAAATCCTGTTGTTACGATCATTTTTCCGTCAGATCTGCGGTACACAACGCCGCATCCGTCCGCAAAAGTTGACCACACGAGCCATCCGGGCGGTGTGAGGTTTTCACCGGTTTTATAATCCAGGAATGAGTAACGCGGAATAACGCCACTTTTTTCTTGATCTAGCGCGTTGTTAATTGCTTGCGATTCTGTCACAAGCACAACGCCGTTTTTTGCGTGCAAAACATAGTTATTTTCATTCATTTTTTATTTCTCCTTTTCAATTTCATAAAACCGCCGCCGGTAGTGATCCGGCGCGCATCCTCTGCGGCGGTTGGTTACTTTACATAAACTCGTACATAATTCTTGTTTTTGTTGTATGAGTAGCTTTTTACTTGCATATCGTCAAATTCATTCCCGGTTTCTGCGCCGTAATTTGCGCAGATCAATTTATTGTTTTCGCCGTATATTCTCCACGGTACACGGCAGGCGTTCCAATCACATTCCATAAATAATTCGTATAGCGTTCTTTTCATGGTTTCAAGTCCTCCATATTCTAAATTTTTCCGGTTGCTCCGGGTAAAAGCAAGCCGGGGAATCGAACCCCGGAAAAGCCGCCCTTGCCTATGCGATTGCTACAAGTCTATCGTTTCGCATTGTTCGCGTGTATTCTTTTCCACTTTCGTCGGAAATAATAACGCATCTGACGCTTTTTCCGCTCTTGGTAGGCTCAACGCTTTTTACCGTCTCGGTGTATCCAAAATTCCAAACTGTAACCATGCCCGGCTTGAGTTCTGCCGCCGGGATAGCGTTTCTTCTTTCATAAATTCCTTGTAATTTAACTGTAGCCATAAAATCAACCATCCTTTCATTGTGTGCCCTGTCTCATCAGTGCAGGTGGGGCAGTTCCTGCAGACCGCCAGGAGTGGCGGTTTCGACTATTTCACTTGTTCTAAAATCTGTGTATATATAGACGGTTTCGATTCGTCAACCTCTTTATAGACGCATCCGCTATATACTTTATTTGTTGACCCTTTGCAGGACTTTCCAAAACTCTTACAGTTGTAGCACATTGGGTTATACTCCAATGCTTCAATGACTTTTCTGCGCGCCTTGCTTCTTTCTATCTGTTCATTTGTTGCAACCATTATATATTTTTCCATGTTCAAAAACCTCGCTTTCGTTTTCTGGTCTGCCATCATCAGAGCCGGGAGACCATCCCGCGGCTGACGCTCCAGATCGGAGCGTTTCGGCTATGCTATGCAGATTTCAAATACATCGCCTTGGACGTGTTCAAAATCGACTTTTTCAAAAATGCCGATTCCGTAAAAGTCGGCTGTGAGTTCCCCAAAGTGGTTATACTCAAACGAGATTCCGTTCTTTTTCAGTTCGTTGATCGCGTCACCGTTCTTTGTTGTTTCCCATGTAAAACGCATTCCCGTCTTTCTCATATTTAAGCCCTCCCTATAAAATTTCCGAAAGCTGTAAAATCTGCGCTTCGCTCAAATGGTCAATAACAACATTCCCGTTTACGTCACTCAATTCGTATTCATCCGGGAGAGTGGTAAAACCGTCAAACTGGTTCGAAATATAAAACCCTTTTCTTTCTAATAATGTTTCTGCCGCTTTCATATTTTTCATGTTGTAACCTCGCTTTCGTGTTTCATTTGATATACTAATAGTACACGATAATAGATTATAATACAATTGACACAATACACGAAAATAGACGACACAAAACAGCAGTTTATTGTGCAATATGATACATGAGAATAGACGTTGACATGGTGTGAAAAATCTATTATCATATATAAAAAGAAAAGAGGTGTGACGCATGGCGAATTATGGTGCAAACGGATATATTGACTTTTCCAAGCTGTGGAATGTCTTAGAAAAAAAGGAATACAATAAGCAGTGGTTAAAGAATAACGGAATCCATTCTAATACAGTGGCAAAGCTGACAAAAAATGAAAATGTAACTTGTGAAGTTATATGTAATTTATGCAAACTGTTAAATTGCCAGCCGGGCGATATTATGGAATATAAAAATAATTAAAATACATGAAAATAGACTATTGACATATACACGATAATAGATTATTATAAAGCTGTCGGAAGACAATAGCCGGGCAAGCGGAGAAAGGAGAACAAATGAACGAAATGACAGATAAACAGATGGAAGTTATATTAAATCTCGTAGCTGATAAATTTGCAGGATGTAAGGACATGGACGAAGTTCAAAAAGCAATAGATGAGGTTCGCAACATGGCAAAAAAAGAAAAGCCTAACGATTAGGTTTTAGGGAATGAAAGGGAGGGCGGACTTGCCGCCGCTCTCAATCAAATAAATTGTAACACATAGTAATTATATAATCAATGCAAGCAAAGGGCAGCTTTTCCGGCTGCCTTTTCTTTTTTGCCATGTCCAAAATCAACAACGTGTCCGGGCATATCTTACAAAATCTCCGAAAAATCGTAAACGAACTATAAAACTTTTCTTAAATTTTTATAAACAAGGCTAGTTGTGTCAGGCCTTTGACAAGTCCCAAAATGATAGAATAGTATCAGTTTTTGCGAAAAATCGTCTGACAATCGTCTGACATAACACGACACAATCGTCTGACGTCGCTTTTTCAGAACTATGTTTCTCTTTCTCTCTCTTTTTCTTAATCTTTTAAATTAATAATAATACACTGTATCTAAAGTCTATAGGTTTATAGTAAGTGTATATCCGCATACGCGCGCAGCGTAAGTATATATAACACCGTAAAAAATAAGGCTTGACTTTAATCCCGGAAATAGTGTATACCAGAATCAAAGAGATTAAACAGAACGGAGGTGTGAATATATGCAGGATGTAAAGAGTGTAGAGAATGTAGATCTTACAACCCTTATAGTGGATCTAGGTACAGTGCAAATATATACATCAACAGTACAAGACTTGATAGATCAGGCATGTATAGAATTTCACATTGACGATCTTTTAAAAGTTGGACAGAGACAGTGGAAAGCTGTTATGCAGTATGTTGGTATGCATCTATTCCCAGATACTAAAGTATTAAAGGACAAGAGTTTAAGTCCTCTTGGTAATGCAACTATACCGACTAACTGCAATAGATACGATAGAGAGGTATTATATAAGCTCTGTGATTATTATATATATATCTCCAATGTCTACAGTAAGCTGGTAAGTACAGTGGCATTCAGTTATTTTTGTAATATACCTACGAACACAATGGATATATGGGCTAGTGATGAACCAAGTTCGCTGACTTTCAAGATGTGGCAAAAATTGCAGCGATCCCGTAAGGATTGTATCCTAGATCGTGCATATGATTCCAATAGCCCCGTAGGTACTATGTTCGTGGGAAATAACGAATTCGGAATGAATCAGCCGGGAATCGGAGATAATGCCACACAAAGAAGGGCAATTACAGCGCAGGAGTTGCCAAGACTGGACGAGAAAAAGAGCCAAGAATTGCACGCAATTGATACACAATTTGTCGGTGTGGCTGCAAATAATACAGTTTAAATTGTGCGTGATTATTCTACAATTCACAAATGCAGTAATATCAAGGGTTGTAGCGTTTTAACTATTCGCCAACTATTCGGAAAAGTTAGGTTTTGCGAATAGTTACAAGGGTATGACAGGAATTGTATTAAAACAATTTGGTTTTCACACAATGACAACAGAACGAAACGGAAAACATTTTATATTTACATGTTTGCAAGAAAAGGATGGGGGAGGGGGTCTGACAGAAAGACCACTGGGCGGCTACTAAGTCCCTTAAATACCTCAAAAAATAAAAAGCCACTTACAATAACACCCATTGACTTTCACCGTAAATAGGCTATAATAAATTTATAACAATTCACTTTCACGTTGCGAATCGCAACTAAATTTCCAAAAATTTTTTAAAAACAAAAAAGAGTGTTTCGGACAGGAGAATGATATATGACCGGAAATGAGTATCAGGCATTAGCCATGCGGACAAATGATCGCAAAGCGACAGAAAGAATTTCGGATAAACTTGATTTGCTTAAATTTTGCAAGAAGAACAATATCGCATCGTTGCAAGATTATGACCTTGGCGGCATCTTTAATGCTTGCCTTGGACTATCCGGTGAGGTTGGAGAATTTAACGACATAATCAAAAAATGGATTTTCCATGAGAAGCAGCTTGATATTGACCATGCAAAGAAAGAAGCAGGAGATATTTGTTGGTATCTTGCAATGCTTTGCGAATCCTTCGGCTGGAGCCTTGATGAGATCATGCAGATGAATGTAGACAAGCTTAAGGCACGTTATCCGGAAGGGTTTGACATTGAAAGAGCAAACCACAGAGCGGAAGGTGATGTTTAATGGCAAGCTGCAGCAATGAGTTGATGAAAACCGAGTATTCCGAAACCTTTGATGAAAAACGCAAAGGTTTGATTGAGCAGTCGTATTACAAATACGGACCGGCAAGAATGAACTTTTCCACCGGAAATGTTAATGCGGTTGAAAGTTTGAAAATGTGCCTTGCCAAGTTTGAAGAGACCGGAAATCTTGAATATCTGTGTGACGTTGCAAATTATGCTATGTTCCGGTTCATGTTTCCACAACAGGGCGAATACTTCAAACATACGAATTCTGATGAATCTGCCGGACTTTTCGGTATGAGCGTAAATGAAATGGAACGATTCAAACAGGAACACAGCTTCGAGGATGGGGGATATTGATATGATTTTAAAGATAATCGCAACAGCGGCAGATGCCCTCGTAATACTTGGACTTATGGGAGGACAGGTAAAACAAAAAGACAATTCAAACGCAATTGGTTATTTGCTTTCATACGCGATCTTTGCAATGAATATTATAGTCATTTGGAAATGATGGGCTATCGCCAAACGGTAAGGCACAGGATTTTGATTCCTGCATTCCGGGTTCGAATCCCGGTAGCCTAATTGGTTGCATGCTGACGTTTCATGTAGCCACGTATGTTTTTCATATGTACTTGAACCCTTGGTTGAGTGATTCAAGCATTTGGGTTCCTGCTTTCGCCACTAGGACGATTCTGTTAAGGACGGTGCGAGACCGTCCGGTGGTATTCTATCATGCATCTATCCCACGGTGCATGATCGTGTGTAACGCATAGCACGTAAAACATATTGCTAACCGTCTTGTGGCGGTTCTGGGGAAGCGGCAACGATTGGCGGTGTTGCGGCTGACTGTAAATCAGTTCCCAAGTGGTAAACATTGGAGGTTCAATTCCTCTCTTCCCCATGAGCGAAAGCATCCATTTAGTCCCGCGTTACCGGTTTGCGAGATTATCCTAGGTTATTTGGATGTGAATAGCAAAGACTTAAATTGCGTCACAGCAGGCGCGGATTGGTGTCACAATCGACCGCGTGTCTTTGATCGGTTAGTCGAGCGGTAAGACACCACCCTTTCACGGTGGTAACACGAGTTCAAATATCGTACCGATCACTGTATTGGGATTTAATTCAGTGGTAGAAGACACGGCTTATATCCGGGTTGTCGCGGGTTCGATTCCTGCAATCCCAACGCGTTGTAAAATATTGTTTATGTGACAAGGCTGACGAGTTTTGGTGTAATGAATGATGTTTTTCTTGTGATGGAAGCGTTGTCGACTTAAAAAGCGTGGAAATAGGACGATGAAAGTTCGTTTACGATATATAGAAAATTTTGCAGTGTTCCCATAATGGAATTGGAACCGGTTGCTATCCGGTCGGGCGTTTTTCGCCTTGTAGGTTCGAATCCTACACACTGCGCTTGCCCGAAATAGGGCGTTGATGTGTGGCGGAATGGGTAAACGCTATGAAATGTCTATTGCAAAATGCAATACAGAGAAAGTATTTCTCAGGGACATTATGAGAAAGTAAATCTTTTCTGCGAGGTTCAAATCCTCGCCACATCAATTCCTTATCTCCACTTAGTCGGGTGCTACTGCAATAGTTCCGGTCGATGGGAGACTTATGGATGGTAGCGGTATCATTGGAAACAGAAACCCCTTCCGTGATTAGAAATTGCAGATTTGAAAGCGGTTGGTATGGTTTTGGCTGACAGGGTTCGATTCCCTGTACCGCTATTCGATGATGAAAACATTGTGGAATATTTATATCAAACAAAAGACACGGAATCTCGCGAGGATTCCGATTTTTGCTATGATTGGGGGCGTAAGAATGTGTGAATTTTGTTGCAAAATAGGAAAATTGGAAAAAATCAAGCAAGGAGCTTTTAAAGGCGGATATTATCCAGAAAAAAATGAAACACAAATTGTTGAATTTGAAAGTGCATTTCATTTATTCTTCGGATGCAGCGACCCTTTTATGTCTGGAATCGGAATCGAAGACATAAAATTTTGCCCTATGTGCGGCAGAAAGTTGGTGTAATATGTGTGATTACTGTGGCAATGAATCGAAACAAATAATTGATGACAGAGAGAAAGATTCTATTTTGTATATTTCCGATTCAGAAAAAGACATGAGAATTTTTCTTGAATATCTCAAAAAGAAAATGGATAACAACGGAAAAGAATGTTTCTTAGATGGAGAACATGATATTTTAAAAACAGAAAATTACAATGTTGTCTGCAAGAGCATATACGGTACTCAACTTGGAATCGGATATGGGTATTGCCTGCATTACTGTTTTTCGAGCAATTTTGATAAGAGTAAGTGCAACGATATGAAAAAATACTCGATGGAAGAAATTCTTGCGCACACAAGAGAGGGCGCAAAAGAAATATCGGAACTTGATATTTTATGTATGCTAGGATTAGCTTGAAAGTTGGTGGAATGATGAAGCAGGAAAAAGAAATTCTATGCATATGTATTAATCATGAAAATTGTCCATTAGACCCGGTTAGTTGCGGATGTTCAATAGAAATTACGACTTTTGAAGATGCTTGTATGGGTAAAAGAACATTCATTCCGGGAATCGAATGTGATAAGTGAGGGATTTATATGAAACATCAAAAAGAATGGTGTACTTGTGATCGTTGTGGTACTGAAATTAAAAAAGGAATACTTTGTGGAAATTCCATTACAAGGAATGGCATTTTAAATACCACATACGACTTGTGTTATAAATGTATGGAAGATTTTGAGGAGTTTATGAGAAATGACTGTTAATATGGGAACCAAAACCTATGAAATGAGCAACAAGCAGGCAAAAGCTATTCTTGGAACGGCTAAGAAACTTGCAAATTGCAACATATACGGCATTGAAAAAGGTAATGTGGTGATTATGCTGAATGAAAAGTATGATGACGATATGAGCCTTAAGAAAGCAGTAGATGAGTATAAAAAGAAAGGGTTCAAGGTGCATTGGAAATGAAAATAATCAAAGAATGCAGCCTTAGGTACGAAAGAAAACCTTTAAAGTTTGAGTGTAAGAATTGTAAAACCGTTTTTGAAGCGGAAAAGACTGAATATGAATATTGTGGAGATCAAAGGGAAGGCGATAACTACAAGTGTGAATGCCCATTGTGCCACAAAATGGTATATTACAATTAAAAGACAACCGGCTGACAGATAGAGTTAGTCGCTACCCTAAAACAGTTATAGGCAGAGGTCAAGGCACTTCTGCTTTTGCGGAGGTGCTTTTTATTTGGCTTCAAAGCAGTTAATCAATGCAGTAAATGGATATGAAAATTACATACAGAGAAAAGGCGTTGATGAACAGGTAATAGATGCCCTTTTGAAAGCGTGCAATGTGGCAATTCGGACGGAAAAAGACGTTGACTATGGATTGACTATAACCGAAAGAACAAAGGTTTTAATCAACGAATATACGCAGAAAAACGCGGGTGGTAGCATATGGGAACTTGAACGATATGCGCAGGATCACGACATTAAAGGCGGATACAAACTTGTGGATCAGTTCTATGAAGTCTTGCGATTAGAGAGCTTTTATCGTTTCGAGAGTTTCATCTACTTTATGGAGCGCAAAAGAAATTGGAGTAAACGGTTTTATTATCCGCGCCGCAAAACGCTGAATATAGTTGCCAACGATCTTGAAGATTTGGAAAACAGGAAGATTAAATTTTACGGATTGTCAATGCCATCGCGTGTCGGTAAATCGACTATCTGTATTTTCTTCCTTGCGTGGGTGGCTTTGCGCAGACCGAACAGCCATAGTGCTATGGGTGGTCACTCCGGTATTTTGGCAAAAGGATTTTACAAAGAACTGATGAATCTTTTTACCACGGAAGAATATACATTTGCGGAACTTTTTGCTTATTGGCATCCGGAATATGCAAACGCAACACTTCCGACAGACAAGAGCGCGGACGAATTTACGATTACGCTTGGAGATCCAGACAGATTTGCAACCGTAACGTGCCGCGGTATTGACGGAACATGGACAGGAGCGGTCGATGTTTCAAAAGACGGATATTTATATGTCGATGACTTGGTTCGTGATCGAGAGCATTCATTAAGCCCTACTCGAATGGAAAACACATACCAAGAGTACCTAAACAAGATGGTTGACCGTAAAAATGATGGTGCAAGGGAATTGATGGTTGGTACCCTTTGGAATGTTTTAGATCCATTGGAGCGCATGAGAAAGCAATATGAGCATGACCCACAATACCGATTCCGTAAGATTCCGGCACTTAATGAAAATGATGAAAGCAATTTCGCGTATGAAATCAACGGATTTTCCACGGAATACTATCGGGATATGCGAGATAAGCTTGACAATGCCGAATGGATGGCTAAGTTTATGCAGCAACCATATGTCCGCGAAGGATTGCTTTATACGGATTTGAGACTATTTAACGGAATCCTACCGGACGGAGATTTCCGACGCATCGGAGTTGTGGATGTTGCCTGGGGCGGTGGCGATAGCTTGTCAATGCCGATTGGAGCAGAATATGAAAACGGTGATGTTTATATTTACGATTGGGTATTCAACAAAGGCCCGAAAGAGGTAACAATCCCTCTTGTTGTTGGACGAATTATCGGGAATGAGATTAGGCAGACAAGATTTGAGGGAAATACCGGAGGAGATCTGTATTGCCAATATGTAGATGAAAAGTTGCAGGAACAGGACTATAAATGCTCATGTACAAGTAGAAAAGCACCAAATAAGGTTGAGAAGTTATCGAAGATCATAGCATATTCCGGTGATGTTAAGAGAAAATTCATATTTCTTGATATGCACCGACCGACGCAGGAACAAATGAAGAAAGATTCAGATCTTGGAGTAACAAGATATTATAGAAATGACGAATATCAAGCGGCTATGGATGAACTCTCTATGTTTGTAAGTATTGGCGGTAATGAACACGACGATGCAGCAGACGGTTTAACTCAGCTTGAAATGTTTATAGATAACCCAAACAATACAGCAAAGGTAGAAGCGGCAGTAAACCCATTTAGGAGGTATTAGGATATGACAACGGACAAATATCTTTCACAAATAAATAGATGTGATCATGTTATCAAAAACAAAATGTCTGAAATTCAAAAACTTTCCAATATGGCAACTTCCATTTCCGTATCTCCCAAAGAGGTTGATGTGCAGTCTTCCGGAGATCCGGACAAAATGGGAAGTGCTGTTGCTAAAATTGCAGACCTGCAGAACGAGATAAAAGAACTTGTGTGCGAATTCGTGGATAAACGCCGGGTTATTATCGGGCAGATTGACAGTATGGAAAATACAGATGTGTATATTGTCCTGTATGCGCACTATGTTGATAATAAGGACTGGAATTTAATTTCTGTAGAAATGGGATATTCCTACAGAAATATCATGAACCTCCGAAAGAAGGCTATTCGGGAGTTTGAGAAGAAATTCGGCGGGATTTATCTTGGAAAGAGTGCATAAAAGTGCACAATAGTTCACACTCTTTCACAACATTTCCAAAAACTTGCATGGTATACTAAAAGAGTAGAAAAAACAAAATCCTACAACCCCAAAAGCATATAATCCGTAAAAGGCACTGTCAGAAATGGCAGTGTTTTTTATTTACAAGAAAGAGACTTCTATGAAAAAAGTAACTATATATTGCCCGGATTGCGGAAGAATTGCCGGACATTACGATGGGAGATCTACGATAGATCATCCGTGTAAATGTAAAAAATGCAATCATATTGTGATTTATCGCGTGACAACAGGCAAAATTGAAACGAAGCCAATACCGAAACGCGCTTGCAGTAGTGGAGTTTTATTTATATGAATACACAGTATTTTCACGACCTTGTAAAAGGCAGATATGGAAGAAAAATTGCATATGCTAACGTAGAACAGATTACGGCAGACAATATCGTAAGTGTTGTCGGAAACTGCATTGGTGCATTTTATTTCAACAAGACGATCATTCGTTATCTGTGGAACTACTACAAGGGCGATCAGCCTGTATTGTACCGAACAAAGGTACAGAATGCGGATATAACCAATAAGGTGTCTGAAAACCATGCCTATGAGATTGTTCAATTCAAGGTTGGTCAGACTTACGGTGAGCCAATTCAGCTTATAAGCAGGAAAGATGATGATCGGATAAACAATGCGGTTGATGAATTTAACGATTATCTGACCGATGCTAATAAGCAGGAAAAAGACATTAAGGCAGGAGAGTGGCAGTCAGCAACCGGAACGTCATTTAAGGCGGTGCAGATTACAAAAAATGAAGATATTCCATTTAGAATTGTTGCACCGACGCCAATGAATACGTTTGTTATCTACAGCCGTTCCACAGAAGAACCACTTTTAGCAATCCAAGAGCTTAAGGATGCTGATGGACAGATGTATAAACTCTGCTACACGGACTCTTACGAGTGCAAGATTGTGAACGGAGAGGTTCGAGATTGGAAACTACATGGCTTTGGTGGAATCCCGATTGTTGAGTTTCCGAACAACCATGAGCGCATTTCTGATATTGAGCTTGTGATCGGACTATTGGATGCAATCAATACGATGCAGTCAAACCGAATGGATGGCGTTGAGCAGTTTGTTCAGTTTTGGATAAAGTTTGTAAATTGCGACATTGACCGGGAAACCTTTGAAAAAATGAAGATTTCCCATGCGCTGACGGTAAAATCCAATAATGAGCAGAATAAATCAGATGTTGATATTATGACACAAGAGTTGAATCAGACAGAGTGCCAAGTCGCAAAGGATGATTTGTGGGATAATGCACAGTCCATTCTTGCTATACCGACAAGAGAATCGCAAAATTCTGGTGGTGATACACAGGGGGCGGTATCTTTAAGGGCAGGGTGGGACTTCTCTAAAACCAGGGCTAAACAAAAAGACCCGATAATAAAAACATCGGAAAAGAGATTGGCTAAAGTAATATTAAACGTAATAAGAATTAAAGACCATGATTTAGGGCTTACGGCAAGAGATTTTGATGTTCAAATCAACCATAGTCCTCTTGATAATTTATATACAAAAACGCAAGCACTCGATCAAATGTTAAAAGCTGGAATAAATCCAAGAATAGCAGTATCTACTTGTGGATTATGGGGAGATGCCGAAAAAGTATTTATACAATCAAAGCCATATTTCGATGTTTTGTATAAAACAGTAGATATGGTAAAAAAAGAAAATGAGAATACAAAAAAACAAGAACCGACAAGCTAATTCCTATCGGTTCTTGTTTTTACATAATCAGTTAAAATACTAACCATGAGATTGTTAAGAGAGCGAATTTCTTCTTTTGCAATAATCTCAAGAGAAGATTTAAGCTTCTTTTCCATAACAATTGTAGTTTTAACTTTACTTTCTGAAATTTTTCCTTGCGGCATATTATCACCTCTTTTTGTGTAGTATAAATTACCATCAAGTAATTGTCAAGTAACTTGCAAGTTGCTAGCAACTATGATATAATACATGTAAAGGAGATGATTATATGCCAGATAAGAAAATGGCAAGACATGTTACACATGGGTTGACAGGTAAAAGAGTTTATAAAACTTGGGAAAGCATGAAAGCAAGGTGCTACAATCCTAATGATGGGAAGTATGAGAAATACGGTGGGAGAGGGATTAAAGTATGCGAGGAATGGTTAGGGAAAGACGGGGCGAGGAACTTTGCGAAATGGGCTTACGAAAATGGTTTTGATGAAAATAAACACCAAAAAGAACAAAGTATTGACCGGATAGATGTAAATGGTAATTATGAGCCAAATAATTGCAGATTTACAGATGCAAAAATCCAAGCTAATAATAGAACAAATACTATCTTTCTTGAATATCAAGGAAAGACAAAATGCTTACAAGAATGGGCAGATGAAGTAGGAATATCAGAATCAACTATTCGTTGGAGATTGAATAACGGGTATTCAGCAGAAAAGGCACTGACTACCGAAGTAAAGAAAAATTCAAACGCAGGTAAGAGGTATTTGACATACAAAGGAGAAACAAAAACAGTTTCTGAATGGGCGAAGCATCTAGGATTTGACCCTAAAGTATTATATTCAAGAATAAAACGAGGGTGGTCAACAGAAAGAGCTTTAGAAACCCCAACTGGTGCCGACAAGTGGCATAAAACAAAATAATAAATTTGAAGATAAGACAGTCACCGAGTAATCGGCGGCTGTTTTTATTTTATAAATTTAGCACCTATGCGTGAAATAGGAGAAATCACAAGTTGAGCAACCAACGTAAAAAAGCGTAGTGAATCGGAGGTAATCATGACAAGAGAACAGGCAAAACAGAACCTTATCGCTATCGGAGTGGCAGAGCCTACGGATGAACAGGTAAGCAATTATCTGAATCAAGTCAATGGCGAAACAAAGAAAGAGAAAGACAGAGCTGATGGCTACAAGGCTAAAGCTGACACGGCAGATGGTTTACAGAAACAGCTTGACGAATTGCAGGCTGGAAATCTGACAGAGCTTGAAAAGGCAAATAAGGCATTAGACACAGCTAATCAGCAAATTGCAGAATTGCAGAAAAATAATGCTATTAGAGATTTGCGCGAAAAGGCTATGACCGATTTCAAAGTAACCGCAGAACAGGCAAAAGCAATTGTAAAAGAAGATGGCAGCTTTGATACAGCCGAACTTGGAAAGATTATGTCCGAAAAAGAGACCGCCGCAGCGCAAGCCAAGGAACAGGAGATTGCAAATGGCAGTACGAATCCGGGCGGTGGCACGGCTGGCGGAAATAAAGCTGGTGCAGACAATAAGACAAATGCTGAAAAGATAGCAGAAAGCCTTATATCTAATGCGCCTAAGAACAATGACGTTTTATCACATTACATTCAACAATAACAGGAGGTAAGAAATGGCAAAGGAAATGAATATGCAGTATGAAAAGACTTTATACGCAGGAGATGTTCAGATTTTAAAGAGAGAGCCTAATGAAGCAATCCCATTAACACTTGATTTTGATGGCGTGACAACTAAAAACGCACAGGGCAAGAAGATTGTCAAAGCAGGTACTCCAATCGGAGCAAATGGCAAGGCTGACAATACGGCTACGGTAGTGGGTATTTTGAGATTTGATGTAACAGAGGACAGGCCACAAGGAGTGCTGCTTAAGAAAGCATATCTTAACACGAAAGTAGCAGAAGCGCATTCCGGCGTTACATATGACGCAGAAGTTAAGACAGCTCTTCCAATGATTGTATTTGAATAATAACAGGAGGTAAATAGATGTTAATTAATGAAGTATTAGACAGTAAGTCTATCGCATTATCGGCAACAGAAAACGCTAGTAATCAGATACCTTATCTTGGTTTACAGTGGTTTCCAGAAAGAAAGAAGCAGGGACTTGATTTAAGTTGGATTAAGACACACAAGGGTTTGCCGGTTTCACTTGCGCCATCTAATTTTGACACAATCCCAACTCTTAGAGCTAGAGGCGGATTAAGTAAGGAAAAAACACAGATGGCATTTTTCCGCGAGGGAATGACAGTTGGTGAAGAGGAAATGCTTGAAATCGAGCGTATTCAATCAGAAGACGACCCTTACCTTGCAAGTGCTTTATCAAGTGTATATGACGACACTAACAACCTCGTAAGCGGCGCAGAAGTTGTACCGGAGCGCATGAGAATGTCACTTCTTTCTACAAATGCAGGTCATCCGGTAATTGCTATTGTAAGTGATGGCGTTCAGTACGCTTATGATTACGATAAGGATGGCTCATACGCAAAAGACCATTACGCAAAGTTATCCGGCACAAGCATGTGGAGCGATACAGCTAATTCAAAGCCACTTACAGACCTTAACAATGCAAGAAAGAAGTTACAGAAGCAGGGTAAGATTGCTAGATACGCACTTATGAACAGCAATACATTCCAATATCTGCTTGACAATGCACAAATAAGAAACTCAATTCTTGCACAGAACCTTACAGCAACTATTGAGGTTGACGATGATACTGTTATTTCGGTGGTACAGAAGAGGGCGAAGCTCACTATCGTACTTTACGATAAGATGTACATTGATGATGATGGCAAAGAGCAGTACTTCTACCCGGATAACAAGGTTACACTTCTTCCAGAAGGCAGCCTTGGAAGCACTTGGTTTGGCACTACACCGGAAGAAAGAACTGCAAGACAGGTAGCTGATGTTGATGTAACAACATATGGTGTAGGTATTACAGTCGCTACAAAGACAGAGTATGGACCACCTATGAAGATGTCAACATTTGCATCTGAGGTTGTACTTCCATCATACGAGAATATGGATAGCACATTCGTATATGAGGTTCATAGCGAAGAGTAGGGGGTGCAACTATGAAATATCCATATATAGTGATTCATAATGGTAAATGGTACAACGCAGGAGAAGAGGTGCCGGAGAGTAATTCTTCGGCATCTTCCGTTGGGTATACAAAGACCGAAATCAACAGAATGAGTACCGCAGACTTGCAAAAACTTGCCGCGGAGCAGGGAATTGAAAATGCACAAGCAACAAGCGGTGCGGAACTGAAAGAAATTCTGATTGCAAAATTTAATCTGTAGGAGGTTAGTTTCATGGAATTAAAAGATACAGTTGAAATGATGAATAGTTCCGATTATAAGGAGCGTTTTAGAGCGGAATATCAGCAGGTTGTTATTCGCTATCAGAAATTAAAGGCTATGCTTGAAAAGTGGGATGCTGGAAAACTTGATTTTGAACCTACATGTCCTAGAAGCACTTACAATATGCAGATTAAGGCAATGACTGACTATATTGCAGTACTTGAAGCAAGAGCAGTTATGGAAAGTGTAGAGTTGTAGGAGGAAATGCTTTATGTCATACACACTTGTCGAACAGGTAAAGATTCGCTTAAAACAATTTCATATAGAAGAGGTAGAGGACGAAGCGACCGGGGAGAAGTCCGATAAAGTTGTGTTTGATGAAAAAGAATGTAACCCTTTGATTGAACAGCTTTTAGAGCAGGCAAGAAAAGAGATTATCAGCAGACGGAACTATCCGGACACATACACGCAAGACCAGATTGACAGTGATGTTAAGAACTATGAAAACATTATGGTCAATTTGGCAGTGTACGACCGGTCACAGGCAGGAGAAGCATACATGGCAAGTTTCTCCGAAAACGGCGTGAGCAGGACATGGAAAGACCGTGAAAGCCTTTTTGCTGGTGTATTTCCGTTTGTTAAAGCTATGTAAATATCGCCTATAGGGCATTAAAGAAGATTGAGCGTGACCATTATGGTTGCAGGCGGCGCACATTAAGCGGTGGTGGGCAGTGCGTCAAAAGGAGATTCAAATGAAAAGTATTTTGATTCAAACTTATCTTGTGGCACTGCCAATAGTGCTTGGATATATAGTTTGGCTTCTTAAACAGCAAAAGAAAAGCAGGGATGCGAACAGCAAAGGAACAATGCTCCTTTTGCGCGTCCAGCTTATTGAATACCATGCAAAGTACACCAGAATCGGAGAAATACCGTCATATGCCTATCAAAACTTCTGTGAGATGTATGATGCGTACCATGCGTTAGGTGGAAATGGAATGGTTACGAAAATGAAACATGAGATTGAAGAGATTCATATAGGGAAAGGAGATAAAAGCCATGAGGAATTGGAAGGATTGGACTAAGAAAGCCGGCATCCGAGCAATCAAGACTGTTGCGCAGGCAGCGATTGCCGGAATCGGAACGGCGGCATTTATGGGCGCGGTGGATTGGAAATATGTTCTTTCTGCATCAGTCCTTGCCGGAGTGTTATCGCTTCTGACAAGTGTTGCCGGAATCCCAGAGGAAAACACCAATGCTTGACATTAACAAGCAGGAAATGAAATATTCGCAATCCGGTCAGAGGGTATTCATTCCACAAACTGACGAAAATGGAGATATTGTCTATGAAGGGTACAAGGATTCCGATGGAAACTTTGTACCTTATTTAGATTCCGAAGGCAACAAGATTCCAAAAGGCGAGGAAGTTGAAGGGTTTTCAGAACCTACGACATTCCAAGCCAATATCAGCAATAAGCTGTCGGAAGCCCTTGTGAAAGAATTTGGAATTGATGATAGTACATCATACTGTCAGCTTGTCACGGATAAAGGATATTTGCCACTGAAAGCCGGTGATGTGGTGTGGAAACGTTCGGAGGTCAAACGCACTGATGATGGACTTGTGGATTCAGAAACCGCAGATTACATCGTAAAAGGCGTTGCAGACGAAGGACTGACCACGGATTTGTTTCTTCTTCGGAAGAATATTAAGTAGGTGATTGCGTGGCAAAGAAAACTATTTCAATGACACTATCCACTAAGTCCATACAAGCCGCCATAAAGGAATTAGAAAAGTACCGCGATAGTTTACAAGCTAAATGTGATTTACTTGTTTCTAGGCTTGCACAGATAGGTCAGACAGCGGCAATACAACACATATCGGAATCCCCATTAGGAAACACGATAACGGTAAGGGTGGATAAAGCACCACAGTTAATGACTTCAAATGCGATTCTCATTGCGACCGGAAAAACGGTAACGGCAGAAGATAGAGAACCATTCTATACTTTGTTGGCGGTAGAGTTTGGAGCCGGTATTTTTTATAATTCCGCAGAGAACCCCAAAGCACCGGAACTTGGATTCGGTGTCGGCACTTATCCTGGGCAAATACACGCTTTTGAAGATGGTTGGTACTATTGGGATGATAAGACCGAAACATGGCGTTATACCCACGGTATCAAAGCCACAATGCCTATGTATAATGCGGAACAACAGATTATTCAACAGTATGTAAAGATTGCAAGGGAGGTATTCGGTGGAAAATGAGTTAAATAGTTGGGCACTTGATTTTGAAGATACCTTATGTTCCCTTTTGAAATCGTACATGGAAAGCAATGTAAAAGGAATTAAAGTGACGCAAGATGAAGAATCGGGCGGCACCGCAACATTCCCGACACTTTTAATCAGACAAATCGGTGGCACAGAAGCCGGAAGGACTAATGAAGCAAAGACAATCAACGCAATTCGCCCAACATTTCAGATTACAATTACAAACAAAGGTTCAAGAAAAGCAACTAAGGACATCGCAGCATATGCGGTGTCTTTTTTTAAGCAACAAATGTTTGAGGTATCAAATGTAATCACAACAATTTCCAAGCAAGTGCGAACGGTTACATTCCGCGCAACTCGCGTAATTGGAAACGTTGAGCATTTAGATCAGCTATAAGCAGAAAGGAAGTAGAAAATATGGCATCAACAAGTTATAAAACGCGTGTCATTGTAAAAGAGCACACGGACAAACAGGCTGACTTTGCAGGAACATACAATCTTTTGGTCGCAGCTAAGTCAGTTCCAAGCCCTGCATCACCGCCAAACACTGTTGAGTCAACCACAATGGAAGATGACCAGCAGACTTTTGAAAAAGGAATTAAGACTTCTGATTCAAGAGAAATCACAGGAAACCTTGAAAAAGAATATCTTTCAAAGGTGGATGGATATGGAGATAAAAAACTTGATATTATCCATCTGTACGGAACGGACGGTATCGGCGGTGTAGCGAAGTACGCATATGTAGGAACTGCAACAGCCACACCTAACGATGTAGGTGGAAACGATGAAATCCTTGAAATGACGGTAACAGTTATTCCAAGCACGGCATCAGAGCTTGTTACAGATAAGCTGACTGTCGTTGATAACAACGATGGAACATTCACTGTAACAGTGGTGGGGTAAAAAGCCTATCGGACGAGCAATCGACCGCACCGATAGGCGAGGATGAACGGTCGATAGCAGAACTTGAAGCAATAAGATAAGCAACAATGGGGCGGTGGCAACACTGCCCCTTGCCAATATAGGGCAGAAAGGCAAGGTAAAACATGAAAGTTAAATTAGGTGGAAAAGAATATACAATTCAGTTTGCAACAAGACCATCATTAAAAGCACATATCTTACAGGATATTATGAAGACGCAGGACATGGAAGATATTTCCTCTATGGAAGATATTCTTCTTGAAACGCTTCCCAAGACGCTTCTTGTAGGATTGCAGATGCATCACAATGAAGAATTTGGATATGATTACAAAACAAACGAAGGCTACGATGAGCAGCTTGAGAAGGTGTCCGACATTCTCTATGATGCGATTGACACAAACGAGATTAACTGCATGGATTTATTCGCTGATATGCAGGAGGAAATGATGACAAACGGTTTTTTAGCGCAGATGATGGAGTCGTTGGAGAGAGCGCAGGAGCAGGAGAAAGAGAAGAAAAAGACCCCATCCAAAGCGAAAACCAAGAATTAACATGGGAATATTACGTTGCGGAAATCCGTCCGTTTTACCTCATGGTAACGAAAGGCTACGGATTTTCCGTTGATGATATAGATATGATGAATCCAGAGTTACTTAAGCCTTATGTGGATGCATATAAGACAGAATGGAGGCAACTCGATATGGAAATGTATATGTGGTTCGGCAGATATGCAACGTCAGCATTTGTGACCGCAATAGACGCGACATTCGGCAAAGGTAATAGTAAGTACGTGAAAGAAACTTGCTATGATTCCATTGAAAAGCATAATACGGACGATCCCGATGCAGAGATACGAGAAATGCTTAAGGCAGAAGAAGCATGGGCGGCTGAATCAAGGAAATCACATTTACCAAAGCCAAAGATAGTTTAAGAAAAGAGGTATTGCTATGGCAGTAATTATCGGAAGTGCGCGGCACGATGAACACGGCAACTGCTATTCTGGTGGAAAAGCCGGTGACCAGACCGGACAGGAAGTGTCTACGCAGAAGTTTTACAACCATTCTAAGGGATGGAATGTGTTAAGAGCAAAGGATAATAAGGTTGCGGAGAAGTTAGCTGAAGCTATGAAGATTGCGTGTGACAATAACAATATCGGCTACGATCAATCGGAACGATATGGAGTTATTAAGCATGGAATCAACGAAAAAGTAAAAACAGAGTGCGATTGTTCATCGCTTGTTCGCGCTTGTATTATATATGCGACAGGAAAAGATGTAGGAGATTTTAATACAGAAAGCGAACGGTCGGCAATTTTAAAATCTGGACTGTTTGATGATGTTGGCTCTTATAACCATGGAGACACGCTTTACAACGGAGATATTCTTGTGACACGCACAAAAGGTCATACAGTGATTGTTGTAGGTGGTGCAAAGAAAAACAAAGGAAAGCATTATCCGAAGTACAAGGGAAACTCAAGCTCAATCGTTGAAGCATTAAAAGCGGTTGGGGAAGATGATGTGTCGAAAGAACATCGCGCGGAAATCGCAAAAAAGAACGGATTTTCCAATTTTAAGTTTACATCAGAGGAAAATTCAAAAATGCTTTCTCTTTTGAAAAAGGGAAAACTGAAAAAGTAATTCAAGGGCGGTAAGGGTCAAATCTTACCGTCTTTTTCTTATGTAGAAAGTTGGTGGATAAATGGAATTAGAGTCTCTTGAAATAAAAATCCAAGCACAGGCACAACAGGCAAGCGGTCAGATAGACGCGCTTGTGACAAGACTTGGGCGATTATCTTCCGCGCTTTCTGGACTTAGTACCGGAAATCTGAATAGTCTTTCCACAGGGGTAAACCGACTTGCATGGGCAATGACGGCAATGCGTGGAATTGATACACGGACTTTTTCTGCGGTTGCAAGAAATGTAAGCAAATTAGGCTCTATTAACAGCAGACAGATTAATGCTGCGGCTGGTTCTATGCGTCAGATTTCCAATGCAGTAAAAGGGCTTTCTGGAATGTCAGCATCTGTTAAGGGTCTGACCGACCTTGCATCTGCAATCAAACAGCTTGGCTACCAGAGTTCCACCAAGGCGATTGAAAATATCCCGAAACTTGCTACGGCAATGAGACAGCTTATGTCCGAACTGTCGAAAGCCCCTAGTGTAAGCCGGAATATTATTGACATGACAAACGCATTGGCAAAATTATCGCGTACAGGTGGAGCGGCAGGAACAGCGGCAAAAAGCATCACAAGCTCATTTAGCGGATTTAGTTCAAGTGCTTCTGCGGTAACAAAGAAGTCGTTTTCCCTTGCGTCTGCAATCGGAAAAGTGTATGCAACGTATTGGGCTTTATTTCGCGGATTTAGGCTACTTGGAGACGCCATTGACATATCATCCTCACTGACAGAGGTTGAGAACGTTGTAAGGCAGACATTCGGGCAGTATGAAAGCCTAATTAACAATTTCGCAAAAACATCAATTGAAAAATTTGGTATGTCTGAATTGTCCGCGAAACAGTTTGCAAGCCGTTTCCAAGCAATGGGAACTGCCCTTGATATTCCACAGAGAAAAATGGCAGATATGTCTATCAGATTGACAGAATTAACCGGAGATATGGCTTCATTCTATGATGTGAGTCAAGAAGATGTTGCCAAGAGTCTGCAATCTGTATTTTCCGGTACTACGGCACCTATGCGGCGTTATGGTATCGACTTGACACAGGCAACATTAAAGGAATGGGCGTTAAAGCAAGGGCTTGATGCGAACATTTCATCAATGACGCAGGCTCAAAAAGCCATGTTGCGTTATCAGTATGTGCTTGCGCATACAACCAATATTACCGGAGATTTCGCACGTACAGCAGATACGTGGCACAATCAGATAACCATGCTTAGAGAGAACTTCAAAGCACTTGGAGCGGTTGTTGGTGGTGGTTTAATCAATGCATTTAAGCCATTTATCAAGGTACTCAACGCAGTTCTGCAAAAGGTTATTTCTTTTGCGGAGATGGTAACAAATGCTTTAGGTTCTATTTTCGGATGGAAGTATGAAGCAAGCAAAGGAGCAGGAATCAGCGGTCTTGCCGATGATATTGGAAGTGCGTCTGACGGCATGGACGATTTAAGTAATGCCGCAGGAAGCGCAGGGAAAAACACAGGTGGTATCGCAAAGAATGCCAAGAAAGCAAAAAAAGAAATCCAACAGGCAACTCGTGCATTTGATGAATTAAAGGTTATTTCAAAGCAGAGCAAAGATAACACTTCCGGTTCTGGGAATAAAGGTTCTGGTTCTGGATCTGGTTCAGGTGCTGGTGGCGGCACCGGTGCTGATGGTGGATTAGTTCAGACAGACACCATCTTTAAGAAATTCAAAAGCAAAATCAAAGACCTTGAACAGTTGGGAGAGTCTATTTCCGGTGCGTTAATTAACGCAATGAAAAAAATTAAATGGAAAAAAGTGTATGCAAAAGCCGAAGGATTTGGAAGAGGATTGGCTCAATTCCTCAACGGGCTGTTTAAAGGGCAAAAAGGTACAACATTATTCGGAGAAACCGGAAAACTGATTGCCAATTCACTAAACACAGTGCTTCACGGATTAGATTCATTCGGCACAACGTTTAATTGGAAACAATTTGGAAATTCAATCGCAGACGGAATCAACAAGTTTTTCCAAAACTTTGACTTTGCATTATTGGCTAAAACTCTTAATTCGTGGGCGCAAGGTGCATTTGATGCAGTTACGACAGCATTAAGTAAAATTTCTTGGAAAGATGTATGGAAAGGCGTCAAGAAATTTTTAAGCAACTTAGACGTAAAAACAGTTGCAATTATTGTCGGTGCGCTGACAATCAAAAAAATCCTTGGATTGCATCTTGCAAAAACCGCACTTGATATAATCGGAACTTCCATTTCAAAATCAATAGCTGGTTCACTTGCATCAAGGCTTGGCGTTGAAATTGCGGCAAATGAGGGAATCTCGGCAGTATTGTCTACCGCTTTGTCAAAAAAAATAGGTGGGGCGTTTGCTACACTTGGAACAACTGTTTCAGCTGGTGTCAAAGCTTTATTCGGTAGCGGTGCGGCAGAGAGCGCACTTTCTTTTATCAGTCCAGTAGCAAAAGCTATAACCGGGATTGGATCTGTTGCAATTGGCGCGTTTACTGCAATATCAAACTTTGTGACCATGCTAAAGAACGGATTCAGTTGGCTTAATGAAGCACTTATGCTTGTCGGAGTTACGATTACGGCAGTCGGAGCGGTTATTTTAGGGGTAGCGGCAGCACCGGCAGCGATTACCGCAGGAATAGTAGCCGCTGTTGCAACGGCAACTGTAGTAGTCAAGGATCATTGGAAAGAAATAAAAGAAATTTTCTCAAAAGCCGGAGATTGGTTTAATACTAATGTGATTAAGCCAATAAGCGGATTTTTTGAGGGATTATGGAAATCCGTTTCCGGTTTTTTCTCTTCTTTATGGAAAGATATATCCGGTGTATGGAAAACAGTTTCTGGATGGTTCAATACTAATGTTATAAATCCTATTGTTTCATTTTTCCAAGGATTTTCGAAAAGAGTTGGTCAAATCTTTCAAGGATTGTGGATCATTGTCAAGGCTGTATGGATTGTTGTTTCTGATTGGTTTAAATCAAAGGTAATAGAGCCAATAAAGAAGAATTTTGAATTATTGAAATCTGCAGTATCAACCGCATTCAAGGTTCTATGGACAACTGTGAAATCGGTATGGGCGGTGGTTTCCGGTTGGTTTAAGGAGCATGTTACAACACCTATCAAGAATGCTTTTAGCTCAGCAAAAGAATCTATTCAGAAAGCTTTTAGCGCGGCAAAGACAGCGGTAACCGGTGTGTGGAATAGTGTTTCTAGTTGGTTTAAAGAACATGTAACCACCCCGATAAAAAATGCTTTCTCGAAGATGAAAGAAAGTGTAACTGAAATATTCAGCAAATTATGGAATAGCGTGAAAAGTGGTGTTGCCGGGGCAATGAACACCGTCATTTCAAGAATTGAAACAGCAATAAATTCATTGATCGGTGGAGTGAATACCGTTTTGAGAGGGTTCAACAGTGTTGTTTCTGCGGCGGCTAAAGTAGCAAAGGTAAAGTGGAGCGGAGTCGATCTTGTGCCGAAAGTGAGCCTACCTAAAGTAAAGGCTTATGCAACGGGCGGTTTTATGGATAAATATAGCATAGCAACAGTCGGAGAAAATGGGCTTCCGGAACTTATGGGAACGGTCGGAGGTAAGCCGGCGGTCGCAGGAAGCCAAGAAATTACTGGAATCAAAGATGCTATCAATTCAACATCTGCGCAAGAGGTTTCCTTATTGCGACAGCAAAATCAGTTATTGCAAGCTATTTTACAGAAAAATTTCGGAATTACTACAAGCGACATAGGAAAAGCTGCAATGGATTATGGTAGAGAACATTACAATCGAACCGGAGACAATGTATATGTTTTTTAGTGACTTCTATAATAGAACGTGATATAATTCTAAATAAATCATATCACAAGAAAGGAGTCATTATGAGAAGCACAAAAAAATTATTAGTAGCGATGGGGTTGGCATTTGCCGTTTTGATTTCGGCTATGCCAATCCAAAATGCAGATGGGAAACAGATTGTTGCACAGGCGGCAACTATCAAATTAAGCAGAAAGACTCTTAATTTAAAAATTGGAGAATCCGCAACATTAAAGATAAGCGGAATAAGGAAAACTGCTAAATGGAGTAGTGGCAATAAATATGTTGCTTCTGTAAACAAGTCTGGAAAGGTTCTGGCGGTTGGAGAAGGAACAACGTACGTAAAAGCAAAAATTTCAAAGAAAACGCTTTCTTGCAAAGTTACCGTCACTTCTTCCTTTAATGCGAACAAGGTAAAGAAAAACATCTCAATTGAATACCAAGATAGTGGTCATGGAGTTGTTGCTATCTTGAAAAACAACAACAAGGTAAATGTTGATCTGGACGCAAAACTTGTATACTACAAAAACGGTAAAATGCTGGATAGCAAAAGTGATTGTAACAGAGCTTTTGAATCCGGTAAGGAATGTGTTCTTTATTTTGACGCACCGAGCGATTCTGATTATAACGATGTTTCTTATGATAACTATAAAATGTCGTTGAGTGTTGATGAAGCAACAAATGCTGTTTGTGATGTTCGCAATATAATGGTTCAATCGGACATTGGAGCAGATAATGTTACGGTTGAAGCTACAAACGATTCCGGAAAAGATTTTTCATTTGTGAAAATTTCTTGCGTAATGTATGATGCATCTGGCAACTTGATTAAATATGATTATCATTATGCAGAATGTGAAAAGAATGGAGACACCGATTATTTCTCGTTTAGTTTTCCGTACGATTCAAATTACGATACGATCTATCCGAGCAGTTATAAGATATATGTTGATGAAGCATATACATATACTTGGTTACAATAAAAATTGAAAGATAAATGATACTTAAGCCGTGGAAACACGGCTTATTTTAATTCCAAAATCGGATTGACACAAAATCAAAAATAGTCTATCCTCCTTACTAAGGAAACAAACTTATCCGTGAAGATGCGGATTACTTACTCGAACGCCATACTGTACGAAAGAGGAAACCAATGTGATTTCACAAGAGGTTTCCTCTTTTTTATTCAGATAAAAATGTATGGAGGTAGACACGAATGAAAAAATCACAACTTATGCTTAAGATTCAAAATGGCATTGAGGTATTTGAGAATCCAATATTCGGACAGATCAGAATGGTCATGGTCGATGATGAACCATGGTTTGTTGGAAAGGATATATGCGAAGTATTTGGAGATACGAATTACAGAAGAAGCCTTTCAAATATTGATGATTCTGATAAGGGTGTGTCACAAATTGATACTCCCGGTGGAAAACAAAGAATGACGGTTGTTAATGAAAGCGGTTTGTATTCCTTGCTCTTTCAGATGCAACCACAGAAAGCAAAGGGTGTGTCACAAAACGACTCCCTTATAAACGAAAGAAAAGAAAAACTTCATAAGTTCAAACGTTGGGTAACATCCGAGGTACTCCCTACAATACGTAAAACAGGTGGGTATGTAAATAATGATGAATTATTTATTTCCACTTACCTGCCATATGCAGATGAAAACACTAAGCTGATATTTTCACAGACATTAAAAACTGTTAGAGAGCAGAATGAAACCATTAAAAGACAGCAGAAAGAAATCATCCATAAGGAAGATGTTATTATCGGACTTGTTGATGATATTGACTTGGCGACCAAGAGACAGCGGATAACGCAGATTGTCCGTTTTGGTGCCGATGGAAAGTATCAAGAACGCTATTCATTGCTTTATGGAGAATTTGAAAGGAAATATCACTGCAACCTTAAATCAAGGATGGAAGGGTGCACACTCAAACCGAAAGTAAGAAACAAGATGGATTATATCGACAGGGAAATGGGAATGATTCCGCAGTTGTACGAAATCGCTTGCAAACTTTTTGAAAACGATGTAGAAAAGCTGAAATCTGAATGGGAATCAGTAGTAGCTTAAAATTTAATCAAATGGATAGCATCTACCAAACGGTAGGTGCTATTTTTATACCCATTTTTAGGAGGTAAACGATGGGATATGGTGGATATTTAGTAAAGTTTGGCAATTATACCATACCGAACAGTTTAATAAAGCAGGACACGTTTAGTTCCTATGTGAACATGCAGGACAAAGACCCATGGACGGATGAAAACGGATATGAGCATCGTGATGCCGTGGAACTGAAAGCTTTAAAGGTCGAGTTTGAAACCAAAGCCATGCTGACTGAAAAGCAGTTTGATGATTTTTGGAAGAACATAGAAAAGAACTATACCAAGGCAAAGGAGCGCGGTGGATATATCACGGCATACGTGCCGGAGAAACGCGGATATGTGACACAGTACGGATATATTGCTGACATTCAGCCTACGTTCTATTCTGTGGCACATGGGAAGATAAAATATGACCCAATCAAATTTTCGTTTGTAGGTGGTGTGTATGATAAATAGTAGTTTGAAAGAAAAGTATTGGGATTCCTCGACAGATAAGCAGATGGTCATATCTGTTGTTGGAACGAATCAGAAGATAGACAATTCGATGCTTGAAATCGGTACGTTTGCACTTGAAGAAAGCCTTTGTTCGGAATCTGAATTAAAGTTTGGAGCGTGCGAAGCGAATTGCGTAAAATTCACAGCGCGGAACACCGCAGGAAACATTATTGGAAAGACAATCTCTATCGAAGAAACGATTGACGGAGATAGCCAAAATCCGATGCCATACGGAGTTTTTAAGGTTGCATCCGATGTTCCTACGGCTGGCCGAGCAAAACGGCAGATTACGGCATATGACGCTATGTATGACATTATCAATACAGATGTAAAGTCTTGGTATGCAGGACTTAGCTTTCCAATGACACTTAAGCAGTTCCGTAATAGCTTCTTTGCACATCTTGGAATTGCACAAGTTGAAACAAGCCTTGTCAATGATTCCATGACGGTTAATAAGACGATTGTAGCCACACAGACGGACGATTCAAGCGCAGTAACAGAAGAGTCAGCTATCAGTGGAAAAACCGTTGTAACGGCAATCTGTGAGATTAACGGATGCTTTGGAAATATCAACCGAGAGGGCAAGTTTGAGTATGTCTTTCTGAAAGCAATCACAAGCGCACTTTATCCGGCAGAAGATTTATTTCCATCTGACAATTTATTTCCGTCTGATGCAAACACAGAGTCTATGACCGGACACTACATCGCGTTTGATTATGAGGACTTTCAAAGCAAGGAAATTACACAGCTAGAAATCAAGACAAGTGAAGATAATGCCGGTGCTATTGTTGGAACTGCCGGAAACAACTATTCGATTACAGGAAACTTTCTTGTATCAGACAAGACCGGAGCAGAGCTGGAACAGATTGCAAATAACCTATTGCCTATTATGGCACAGGCGGCATACACACCGATTAAAAGTTGCACCTGTGTCGGAAATCCATGTCTGACACTTGGGGAACCAATCCGATTCAATACCACGAGAGAGATTGTTGAAACGTATCTATTGCAACGCACTTTAACCGGAGTACAAAGCAAGAGAGATTCAATCTCGGCACAGGGAACGCAGACGCACTCTGCAAAGGTCAATTCTATCAGAGACACGATTGAAAGCGTGGAAAGACGTACCGGAAAGCTAGAGAGGAACGCAGACCATCTTCAATCCACGTATGAGGATTTAGAGGAACAGACAAATACCAAGTTTGAGCAGACCGCAAAAAGCATTTCTGCAGAAGTCAACCGCGCACAAAAAGCAGAGGGACAATTAGACGCATCATTGGAATTGAAACTTGGAAGAGATGAAAACGACCAAGTCGTTTCGATGATTAATGCAAGTGCCGACCAGATTACGCTTAGCGGAAACAGACTCATAGTCAACAGCAATAACTTCCAGCTTGATGGCGATGGCCGAGTGTCAATTATTGATTCGTTGAATTTTATTGCAACCTCGCTTGGTGATGACATTGTAATTATTGGACTTGATGCAAGAGGCAGACCAATGCTTCAAAACATACGCATCGATCTAAACTCTGTAACAGATCAAGATGGTGTAGCCATAGGGGATCATGCGAGTACGGCAGATCATGCGACAACCGCAGATTCTGCAACAACCGCAGAAAGTGCAAGGCAGTGTATAATGGCATCAACCGCGCATTATTTGCAAGGTATTGGACTATCCGATTATGTACGAATTTCAGACAACGGAAATTTAATTCCAAGCTCTAGTTCTGTGTACTGTGGAACTAACCCCAATCCATTTGCCGGAGGGTATTCTTCCGGTGGTTGGAAAACAACGTCTGATGGCAGGAAGAAAAAAGATTTCCGAAAACTGTTAGAGGATGATCGGTTTGAGAGATTTTTCGAGTTGCTACAACCGATGGAATATCGGCTCATAGAAAATGATGATAAAACGCACATTGGATTTGTTGCACAGGATGTCGAACAGGCAATGACGGATTGTGACATATCTGAAAATGAGTTTTACGGACTGGAACATGCGGTATTCTCCGAAAAAGATTTTGAATCTAATGAGGAATGGGAAAAATTCTTAGAGCAGAATGGCGGCGAAAATGATATGTATACATTGTGCTACCAAGAGTTTATCGCTTTAAATACTGCCATGATACAGAAACTGCAGAACAGGTGTAACGATTTTGAACGCAGACTATCCGCACTAGAAAGGAAGTGATCAGATGGCATATCAGAAAATCTATAGCCGCGAACATTGGGAGAATTTTCCAAGTGAAAAGACCGCAATCAATCGAAATAGGCTGAACAACATAGAGGGCGGCATTGATGCAATCGACGATCGCGTGTGCGCACTCGACACCACGAAAGTTGACTTGACCAAAGCTAACGAACTTGTAAAGGAAATCCTTTGGGATGAATCCAACGGAACGCTGACGGTCGTTAAGATGAATGGTTCCAAGGCGGTTATTGATACCAAGTTGGAGAAGTTGGCGGTCAACTTCACGTATGATCCGGAAAGTCAGCAGTTGGTAATCACGCTTGACGATGGCACGGCGCAGAACGTGGATTTATCTGCGCTAATCACGCAGTATGAGTTCTTGGACTCTGATACAATCGCATTTGCAATCGGAAGTGACGGTAAGGTGTCCGCAATCGTGAAAGAGGGAAGTATCCAAGAAAAACACTTGCGCCCGGATTACCTTGCAGACATTAAGGTTGAATCTGCCAAGGCGGTAGCATCTGCCAAAAGTGCAGGGGAGTCCGAAACCAACGCGGCAAAATCTGCCACAGATTCCAAGGACAGCGCAGACCGAGCGCAGGAAATCGAAGACGAGATTAACAAGAAACTCACAATGACAGAATTTGATGTGAATGAGGATGGAGAATTGATTTACACGGACAATGCGGCATATAACTTTGTCGTTGACAATGACGGAAATTTGAATTGGGAGGTGGCTTAG